TCAATGAGATTGGTTTATAGCTCGGACGTAATCTTGGCATGCTCGTAATGCTATCAACCCATTATCACCTTCATCGGTTATGGCGATAATTCTTTGAGCATGCGCTGGGTCAAGTTGGGCTCGACGGGTTGCATGAACCACGCTGAAGGCGCCGGGGGCGGAAGGCACGTCGCAGCCACTGGCTGGATCCTCGAGGAGGACTGACAGCCGGACATCAGCAGTGGCAAGGCGATCGCGCATGCGAGCCTGATCACGTTGGGCATCGGATAATTCCTTTATGTGTTTTTGGTCCTGCGCGGCCAGTTGCCGCTCAGTGGCCAGGCGTTTGTCCTGCTGGGTTCTGGCCTGGGCGGCCGCGGCATTGCTCATCGCCGCCAGGTCATCCTTATGCAAGCCGGCCTGCTCGGCGAGTTTCTTGCCCATTCGCCAGTCCTGCACCTGCCAGGCGCCTCCCGCGCCAATCCCGATCAGCAGTAGGCAAGAAAAGAGGATAAGTGCGACCTTGTAGGGCTTTACCAATTCGCCCATGACTCCTCCCAATTCGGAAGATCGACCGTTTGCTCAGCCAGAACATGCGTGCAGTCATCCAGGTACTGGATTCGACCATCGGTTACGAAGGAGTGGCAGACCACATCCTTTCCATGCATCCCATAGCGCGATAGAACAGAGGGCGTGAAAGTTGGCGCCTCGGCGTTACCGTTGTAGCCCCAACGAGGGCCAGCGCCAGAGCCAACATTCAGGCTATGCGGAAGATCGCAACCGTTGCAGAAGAACCAGAGCGAGCCGTCGGCCGCTTGGCCAAGGACGCGGGAGATCGTTTTTATTTCGCTCACGCCAACACCTCCATCGCCTTGTCGTAAAGCGCCTGGCGCTCGGCCTGCCCGTTGAGCCCGCCATTGATGCGCCGGGTGACCTTCGCGAAGTCCTTCTGGTCCGCCAGGGTGTTAAGCCCGCGTGTCGACCAGAACCAGGCCGCCGACATCGCGGCGTGCTGCGGCAACTCCAGAAGTTCGGGCTTATTGATCAGGTCCAGGCCCAATGCTTCACCGCATGCGGAATAGTTGGCGCGGCCGGTGATTTGGATCAGCCCGCGGCCACGGTACTTGGAGCCGTCACCCTTCACTGTGTTGCCCAGATCGGCGCGGCCCTCATATCCGGCCTGCTGTGCAGTCGGCCCCCAGATCTCGCGCAACCAGCGAAACTGGCCCGACTCATGTCCTATCTGCGCTATGAAGGCAGCAGCCCGCAGCGAGCCGACAATGGCATAACGGTTCATGGCCGCGTTCAGGGCAGGAACAAAAACGCCGGCTTGACGGCCGGCGTTTGGGAGTATCTGCAGCAACTGCTGCTCAGTGATCGGCATGCTTTTCTCCAGGCAATAAAAAACCCGCTCAAGGCGGGCGGGGTGTTGCGCCATCACTCAGTTGAGCGGAGCGGGTGCAAGACGTGAGATCGTCGCCCGTGCAGCGGTGCGCACCGTGGCAATTTCGCTAGGAATGGGCGTGCCATCCTCAAGCAGCGCAAAGGCGTGCCAGTTGGTTTCGCGCAGGTAAGCACGCGCCTGCTCAAGATCCAATTGGTCCGCAACGTCCTGAGCTGTTTTCACCGGCTCAAGCTTGGATAGATCCACCATCTTCAGGCACCTCCAATAATGCGCTCGGTTCGACAGCCCCAAGGGCCGCAGGTGGCGCGGTATCGGGAAAATTTACTGGGCCGCTGCGCGCGTCCAAGATTATTGGTTCCGCCGGGTTTCGGAACTCTTCAGGACTTTCCCAGGTAACAGGGAGACGGAGAGTGAAGTGCAGTGTCTTGCCTATACGCTCCACGTAATCCGACTCGACAAAAAACTTATTGCCGACGGCGCTGCCTGGCAGGCGGTAACCACTTGGAATGCCGGAGAGGTCGATAGCCTCGCCATTGATAGTGATAACGTCGCCCTGCACGCTGGCCTCCAGCGTATCGTCCATGAGTGCTGCCCAAAGTCTGATCTTCATTTCCAAGTACCCCGCACCGATACGTTTATTTCAAATGCCTGGGCGGTTGCACCGTTCCTGACCGCGTACAGTATTGAACTAGTCGACGCTGCCCGCTGGAAAACTACGCCATACGAGTCACCCGTAGATTGGGCGTTACAGGTCAGTCCCGGCATCATGTTTGCGGTGTTGAGAAACGTGACAGGCAAGGTCAGAGTTTGGTATCCAAAACTGTTGGCTGCCTGACTTGCTAAGGCCACCTTTCCGGTTACACACATCGTGCCGTTAGCAAACTTTTCAACACGGAAGCCGCTAACCACCGCGCTGGAGATGACTCCACCCGCATCTGACTGCGGGTCATTGGTCATATTGAAGCCAGTAACGTAAGGAACCCATCCGTTCCAGTCAGCCGCAGCAGCAGTAGGATTAGCTACTTTGGCACTCCGTTGCCAAAGAGCATTACCGTAAATTGGACGAACTTCCTGGTATGGGTAGAGACCTCTCCCCTTAACGGAAATCAAGTGCGCGGGGACAATTGGGGCATTCGTCGGGGCAGTGCCGGAACCGTAGAAGTATTCACCTGGCTGGGTGAGAGTGTTGTAATCCTGCCCCGGCGTGATTGGTAGAGCATCCCCAAGACCCAGCCACCCAGGAATCAGTAGCCGTCCTGCAGTGCGGTCTGTAAGTGAGGTTGCGGGAACCAGGGCCAATTCTGCCTGCATACCTGCGATATCGCTCCGGGCAAGAAGTGCGCGGGCTTTGTTTGTGATTACTGCAAGGGATAGAGCCCCCGCCCCAGTAAAGTACGGGAGGCGATCAGCGGCACCAACAAGGCTCGACAAGGCAGTAAGGTTGTTGTTCTTGTCCTGCTTAGTTTCAGGAATTGTTGCAATAACTTTTGTTGCTGCGCGTAACTGATCTGCGGAATCTTTGTTGTAGCCCTGCACGGGCATCACGGCATAGATACCGCTACCGAGGGAGGGCCCCAGATAATTGGTGGCGATAGATAGCGCCGTATCGCTTGCGATGTTATTGATCTCATACCACGCACCATCTGGCCCACGGAATCCATCGCCTACACGAGCATTGGCGATAAAGGCCGTACCCGTACCGATAACAGCGGTCGAGCCATTCGTGACGGCAACAGTGCCAGCCCTATACCAACCCATAATTTTCTCCAGGCAATAAAAAACCGCACATGGCGGCTATAGAGTTCTACTAATTATTCCAGGAGCTAAGAAATTGGCTTAGCGAAAACAACAGGAATATAAAGTGATGTTGTCAAGTCAACTCCCACAGATTGAATTACAAGTCTGTCGTTCTGGTAATCCCAAACAGCATACATATTGCCTTGCCGGGAAGTGCCGCCAGCAATATCCATTGCAATATTATTGAGTAGCATATAATCCCCGGAAGCTAGACTCGATGCGGCAGTCCAGCTCAGGCGAGAAGTCCCTTGCCCAGTGGAGGATGAGCCGAGATAGGTCCATCCGGTTATCGTTCTCGTAAACTGTGCGCAGGGAGTACCGCTATCAAATAGAAGATTTGCTGACCCATCCCAAATTCGGAATCCAAACTTTGCAGCTGGTTCTGACTTAAAGGCAGCGGCAAACCAATTTCCAGAAGTCCCCTGACCCACAATCCCCGAAAAAGAAAATCCCGTCCAAGCTCCAGCCGATCCCTGCACTACACAAAAACATAGAGTTACCGATAGGTTCGGTCTGACAAAAACTAAGGGAGGCTCACTTGTTGTAATTGGTTTAGAGAATGGTACGTAGACGCCAGATCCGTTACCGCTCCACGCCCCCTTCTCCAGAACAACAAGCCTCGCAAACTCAGAATCAAGGGTAACGACGTCGCTGTTGTTTGTGAACGTTACACCAAACGTCATTAGCGATACCTCATAACCAAAAGCCGTTGAGGAGAAAGCCCAAGAGGACCGTTCGATCTTGCTGGATTGCCGAAGTAGATGACCACTCCGTCCACCCCAACGACTGGGGTGTATTGAATCGCGTAGTAGCTCTGTCCGGACGTGTCGTAAGCAGCGACCGGAACGCAGACAGCGGAGTGTGTGGCCGGGTTTACACCCGGAATAGATATGTAGCGAGTTCTCCCTGGCGCAGGAACGCCCACCTGCACAATTTCCGAGTAAATAATCCGGACAGTAAATGAGTTTTCATCCAGTTCAAGGAGGCCGGTCGGCCCCCAGACTCTTGCCCCGTAGTTCATGCGGAAAGGTCTCCCCACTGGTAGCGCTTGATACCGTTCTCGTCGAAAACCTTACCGCCCGTGCTATTGATTACTTGCCGAGCTTGGCCACCGAAAGAGCTGTTGATTTCAAAGGTCCCGTCGAAGAACAGTTTCCAGCCGGAAACGCCCGCAACATAGTTGTTGGACGCGATGTAGTTGCCGATTTTGGCGTTGGTGATCGTGCCGTCCTGGATGAAAGCCGAGTTAATGAACACCTGCCCGCCTTGCACCGCAAACGGAACCGAGATCGCGCCGCCGGCGATTGTGTTCACGATGGCGAACCGGTCCGCGCTCACCAGGAACTGGCTTTGCAACTGACCATCTACGTTCTCGATACCAAACCCAACGCCGGCGGCGACGTACTGCCCGTTTGCATTCAGTTGCATCTTCACCGACCACATGGTGGAGAGCTTGCCGTCGGTGTCGACCTGAGCCTGGCTTACTGTCTGGATGTCCGCGGAGTTGTCATCAATCTTCACGCCGATCTGTTGGATGGCCTGCGCCGTAGCCTCGCGATCCGTGACCACGACTTTTTCCAGATCGGTCACAGTGCCAGCGACGTCGCCCACCGACGCGGTGAGTTCGGCCTGACGCTGCACCACGGCTTCGTTCTGCGAGGCGCGAGTCTTAACCTCCTCCTGGAAGCTGGCCGTAGCGTTGTAGCCCTGGAGCGCGTCGATCTGGTCGCCCTCCCCGTTATCGTCCCGGAAAGACGCCTGCAATGCCTGAAGGCTCGACGCTGAAGCCGTCACGACGCCGTCCAGCTTGGTGATATCGGTGGTGTTGGTGGAGACCTGCTGTGCCAGGCCGTTCGCCGTCTCCACAGACTGGCCAACATCCAGCCAGTAGGTAGCATCCGGTGGCGGCTTGTTGGTCGGCACAGCCTGAGCGGCTTGGTAGATCCGCCCCCCTACCACCACCATCTGGCCTTTGAGGTAGGTGACGTCCTTGTTGTAACCCTTCAACCCACCCAAAGCGCTGATCTGATCTTGGAGCCCAGGGATCTTGTCGATCTGGTCGATGATGTCCTGGCCAAGCTCAGTGTGCCCAATCTGCCCTGCGATCAACTCCAGCACCGGCGCAGCATCCGAACTGGCCTGCCCCATCACACCATTGCCCACCGGGTAGAACGGGCCCACGTTGCCGGTGCGGTCGACCAGGCGCGCCCAGAAGAACAGGGTTGCTCCAGCCAACAACGACTGCATGCGATAGTCGGCCTGCGGATGCGCCAGGTCTGTCAGCTTTGTGGCGGCCGCCAGATCATTTGCAGGTCCATACCAAAACTCGGTTCGCTGGGTATCCTCCGCACCAGGTGGAAAGCCCACTTTCAGCCCAATGCCGAATAATTCGCTGGTGGTGCGCAGGAACGCAACCGCCGGCGGCAGGCCGACCTTGCCCTCCAAGTTGGTCAGGTTTGAGCTCTTCCAGATCGAAGATATCTCGAAAGCACCTACCGACCGAGCCCGGGCCAGGTAGGCGCCCGAGTAAATGCCAGTGACATCCACACTTGTCGCGCCAGTGCGCTGCAGCTTGATCCAGTTGCCGCTGTCCTTACGCCACTCCACGTCATACGCGACCGCACCGTTCACAGCGGGCCACGAGATGTTCATGGTGCTGATCGCCAGGCCCTGATCCACAGAGTAGTTCGACGTGATGTCGACGATCGCCGGCGCCGGAACAACGGTGATCGGCACAACGCTGATTGGGCGCTCTTCCAGTCGAGCGCCGGTGTCGATGTGATCGAACTTGCTCGGGTCGTACTGGACGGCCGAAATTTCGAAAACACCTGGCTCCGGGCGCGCCACGCTCACCACCCGATAAAGCGGTATGGCCAGGTCGTCAGCATCGAGCGCCCACACCAGTTCGCGCTCTGGCGTAACGGAGTAAGCCACCGTGACGGTGACCTGTCGGCCGCTGACCAGTTGCACGGTGCGGCCCTCGCACTTGCCGTCGGGCAGGTTGAGGATCAGCCGATCGCCGGGCTTGGCCTGGGTGTCGCGATCCAGGGTGATGACCTTGCCGTTCACCGCCGAGATGCGCCCACCGACCGGCCGACCAGCAAGTAATTCGTCAGCGATCGGGATCACGTAGCCAGGTAGAGGAATACGCCCGTCGAGCCCAACCTTGAAGGTAACTGCCCGGTCCTTGGAGTTGGTAAGCAGCGCCCACTTGCCGCGGCGCTGCGCCTCGGATTCACGGGTGCAGCCAATCGCGCTGATCTCAAGCGGGTTATCACCATAGCGCCGCTGCAGCTTCTGGTCGGTCACGGCCGTGACGTCGGTGTCGTAGTTGTTCGCCGGATTGTCGTAGCTGATCAGCGCCCGGGTGTAGCGGGTGCGCTCCGACGCGCTCGAGTAGGTGAACTTGCCATCGATTACATTCGCCCGGGTGTAGGCGAAGTCGAAGTCGGTGGCACGCGGCATATCCGACAGTGTGAACACCTGACCTTGGGCCCAGTAAGTCATGCCTCGGTATATTGCGGAGATGTCGCGCAGAAGCGACCAGGCGTCAGCTTTGCTCTGCAGGTTCAAGTTGCAGAGGAAGCGTGGCTCCATGCCACCTTTGCCGTCCGGCACCAGTTGGTCGCAATACTGCGAGATGCGGTACAGCTCCCACTTGTCCACCATCCACGGCTTAATGCGACGGCCCAGGCCGAAACGGTCGTTCGTGGTGATGCCGTAAGTGTGCCAAACAGGGTTGTCGGTCCAGGCCTCTTTGAACGTACCGTCCCAGACGCCCGTATAGGTGCGCGACGTGGTGTCGTAGTTGCTCGGTACCTGCCATTTCCGGCCATCACATTCGATCGTCACTGCGGGGATGCTGCGGAACTGCTCAGCAGAAAACTCGATGTAAAGCAGCGCGGTGTTCGGGTATCGAATCTTCGCGTCGATCACCTCGGTGAATCCGGCAATCTGCATGGTGTCCGAGATTTTGTTGTTGTTCTGGTTGGCCGTCAGTCGAGTGATACGCAGCAGCCACCCGGTTGTCGCGCGCGGCAGATTGATGCGGCGGGTCCGCTCGTACAGGCTGGTGGTCTTGCCGGACACGGCCTCGTTCAAAACCTCCTGATACGTGCCCCCATCCGTTGCCAGCTCGACCTTATACCCGATCGTGTAACCGTTGATGTTGCTGCCGGAGTCGACCGACTGGAGCGCAGGCCAAGCAAAGCGCACACGGACAGCCGAGAGCTGGGTATTGGTGATCGCTCGAACCCACGGCGTGCCGCTGCGCAGCTCGGTGCTGATGGTTGTTTCGTTCTCGACCGATGGGATGCCCTGAATATAGGACTGGTCCACAGCCCCGCTGCGCCACTCCCATTTCACGTTCGGGAAGTTCATGCTCCCCTGAGGGTCTTGCAGCGGCGTATTGTCGAGAAAGATGTCCTTGGCGGTAGGAGCACCATCAAACTCGCCCTCACCCACAGCAATAAGCATTTTCGCAATGGCGACGGAGCGCAGGCTGTCTGGTGCCTCGGTTGGGGTTTTAGGCTTCTCGGAACCGCCCTTGGCGCCATAAACATCGATCTTGCGTGCTGCGCCCATGCTTTTCTCCAGGCATAAAAAAACCGCCTCTTGGGCGGCTTCAGTTTTTCGGCTGTTGGCTACATCTGGTCTTCGGCGTAAATGGCGGCACTGATGATTGCACCACCCCATCGCCGGCGGCCGGCACACAGCGAGACAGGATTGCCGGAGGCCGTGGTGTTCTTGGCGCTGCCAAAGGCATAGCCGGGAGTGTTCTCAGGCGCGGCGCTGGTCTTCAGTCCGCCGGCTTGGGGGCTGAGCATCTGGATAACACCGCCTGCGACGAGGCCGATGCCTGCCGGCGCCAGATACGGCGCGGTGACCGGGAATACGTACGAAATAGCGAGCAGGACTACACCAACAATCGTCTGGAGAATCCCCGCTCGTTTGCTACCAGTAATCACTGGGGCAATGCGGATGTCTCCTTCTCCGCCAAAAGAGAGCTCACCCTCTCCAATATTCTTTTTCCCCCTGAATACCGCGAACTCTATCCCTCGGGACTTGGCATTTGACAAGAAGCGCTCGAAGCCAGGAACTTGCACGCAAAGAGCCTTGATTGCCTCTGCTGTGGTTCTCACAGACAGCCTGAAGGATCGGCCGAACTGGCGTAACTGACCGAAAAGAAGAATGGTAGTGAGTGGTTGGTATTCGATTGCGAGCGCTGCCATGGTTTTCTCCGGGCAATAAAAAACCGCCCGGAGGCGGCTCGATGCGGTTGTTCGTTAAAGACAGTCGCGAACTGCCTGTTCAATGGCTGATCGGCCGTAACCAGGCGCCCAGGACAACCGTTGATAAAGTGCAACGTTACTGCCTTTCGGTGACCGATTCACCTCAAGAAGTTCCTCAGCCGTCGAGTCGGTCGCGACGATGAGCCTGTAACCACTTGCCGTTTCAGTCATCGTGGCGCCCGAGCGAGCATCCTGCCATTTTGGCATGACGCAAAGTGCGTATTGCTTCGGCTCCTTACTCGAAGACGCGCTGATGGTAGCCTTTCCCGATTTCAGGTCGCCAGGTGTGGTACCCCCCGCCAGCACCACCACCGCTACCGCCGCTATCAAAATCCGCATGTCGTTCCCTCTTTGGTTTGGCGGGACTGTAGCACTGAGGGAGCCAAATGCAAAAAAGCCCAACTAGCGCAAGAACAGCATCAGATTAGGATTGAACCGCTGTTTCGGATCTCGATATGCGCTTTAGATCTTTTATAAGTCTAGCGCTGTTAGCTATATGTAGCCTCGCCTCAGAAACCCGAAAATCTTCCGCAATATCATAATCAGCCATTGCTCTTATTCTCTTCTGTTTCCGCAAAGATCTAGCGATCGAAGCCAGTCCCTTAGTTCCACTTTCAAAGCGATAAATTAAGCGCTCGTGAGTTGCCATGCTCGTACCTGGTGGGCATTGGCTCAAGCTAAGAGCATCAGCAGCAACTAGGGCCTCGTAAAACAAAGCGTAGTAACTTCGCCCAACCGATGTTCTAGCCATACACTCAGTAATGGGATCAAGATCAATCAAATTCAGCGCGAGGGCCATCAAATCATCACTACATACTGACATTATATGGCCTCCCAAATGGTTTGGCGCTGTCATCGGTATGCGGCATCACCCCTATCGAAAGGATTCTATCTGCCTGCGCATCAAACGATAGTGACAATGCTTCATCAATCGCCGCGTCGATTTCAACTAGAGTTTCAATACTAGCACGCACAACAAATCTGTAGAGTATGCCCTCGCCTCGCAATGCAAACATGTCGTACGCAATATTGGGATGACCAGAAAGCCTTTTTACTACTGCTGTTGCCAAGCTAAGCCGATCAAAAATGTCCTCATCAGATACGCCTGAGTCGTCCATAATATCTGCCGCCTCAAATGCTCGGCACATAAAACCCTCCGGCGTCTTTCCTGCCAATACATAGAGATCTTTGGCTCTTTTATATAGGCCTAGATGCGCTGATGAATCAGCCACAACGACCACATCATCAGCACTCAACTTATCGATGATGACGCTGAGGTTTTCTGATCTAGCCATCTCCAGCTCTCCACATATTGCCATTGCATGGGCTGCCGCTAAATGCTTTGCAAATGACGGCAACCCGGCAGCTTCCGCCTCAGAAAAAAAACCAATCGAAGCATTAGGCTTCATTAGGTATGCGTGAAGATATGCCTGCTCATGAAGCAGCAACGCACGCTTTTTATCGCCGTAGGAAAGAGAGCTGAGAACCGAGTCGATCTTGTTGATTAATCGACGTACCGAGAATTCATCTACGACATGAGTTCCAGCTAATGAGTGCCACAGAACCATGCGTTCAGAAGAAATTTCATTAACTGCCAGCCTTGGCTTGCCTTGCATTTTACATTCCGTGATCGATAGCTGGGTGGTCTAGGATAGTTCCAGAGTAAGGCCTGGTCGATACTGGTCAAACGTACAACCTGACACAGAGCTTTCTTCGCCCATCAAGCTGCTTCTCTAAGCCTGAGGATCAGGCGAGTTCTGTCATGCCATGGGCCGCCGTACACGATGATCTCGGAAGGTCTCCCGTACAGGTGGTGCAGCAGGAACGGACCAGGGCCGAAAACATCTGAATCCTCACCAGGCAGCGACGAATCAGTGCCAAGGTAAATACCAGCGTGGTTCGGGTGAGCTGTTCGGCCAACCTGCATGACGATCATATCGCCGCGCCGTGGTCGGTCGACGCGTACAAACCCAGCCGCCTCGTAGTGTTGCTCGTACAGGCTCGCGTTCTCCGCACTCTCCCACCAGCCATCAGTGCGCTGGAAGGCTTCGAACTCAATCCCCCATTCGCGCTGGTACCAGTCAGCGCAGACCTGCCAACAGTCCCAGGCGCCGTGCACGAACGGGCGATTGAGCAGCGGCGTGCTACCGGTCGGTGTGATCTTGCGCAAGTCTCCCTCTGGCCACGACAGAATGTGCCAAGGCAAAGCCGTGGCCTCGCACATGGCCAGGTCGTGCGGTGACGGCCTGCTGGTTGCGTCCGGGTGTGAATGAACGATGCCGATCACCTCGCCCAGGTCTTCCGCCGCAGCGTAGTCCTCAGGATCAAGTCGAAACTCTTCGTTCGGCTCCGTGGCGATGTTCCGGCAAGGGAAGTACTTCTGCGCCCGCCCGATAGCCAGCAAAAGCCCGCAGCACTCTTTCGGATATTGGGCCGCCGCATGAGCCTGGATGGCGGCAATGATGTGCTTGCGCATGGTCAACTCCGGGCGATCAGGGACACGGCGGGGAATCCACCAAAGGAAAGTTCGTTGTTCTCGCCGAAGCGCAGCTTGCAGGATGAAAGGCAGCCCTTGCACTGGTCCTTGGCAGGGTCGTCAGTGGAGTTGTCCTCGTCATCGAACATGGCCGCGCCGGTATAGCCGCAGTCCGGCCCCCGGTAACCGTTGGTCATGGCCCAGTGGCAGAAGGTGGTCATCTGCCGGCCGGGCAAACCGTGGTTGTCGATCTCACCCGGGGAAGACAGCTCCCAGACCACCGCCTCGCCGTCTTCGCTGGTTTTCTGGTCGATGTACCAGATCTCCAGCGCTTCCTGGGTCGGGTCAGCAGTTGGGTTGCCGTCAGGATAGTTCGCCGCGTCCAGGTACTGCGCCAGCGTCTCACGGACCGTCAGCTTGAACTTCAGCATGTCCTCGAAGGCCAGGCACAATGCCGTGACCCGCCCGTTGACGTTGCCGGCAGCGAACGTGGGCCGAGAGGCAGTGCCGTCGCTGCTCGAAGAAATGCCTTCAATCTGAACAGGCCAGGCCGCGTACTCCTGGCCCTGCCAGATAATCGACTTGGCGGGCAGATCCTCTTCAGAGCCTTCGTAGGCAAGCAATTCCTCTGGCGTGTGCGGGATAGCGTGACCGTGGAAGCGCAGGTAATCGGCGCCGTATTCGGTACCGTCAATTTCGAACAGGCGAATCTCGCCGCCGGGCTCCAGTTTCTGGATGTCCGTGATCAGTGCCATGGGCTGTTATCTCAAGGGTGAAAGGTTTGCTGGAAGGTCGCGGTGATGGCGTAGACCTGGCCGCCACGGTGCACAGGTTTGTAGCCGTTGCATTTGTAGAGGCCAAGCTCACCTAGGGGCGGCTCCCACAGGAAGACCTTCGCCCCTTTGTGCCGGTCGAGAAACGCCATGATGTCCTTGATGCGCCCCTTCAAACCGGTGAAGGTCACCGGCCAGGACTGCGACCGGTTGTTGAGGCCATCCTCGACCGACTGCTCGTAGCCATCGCCAAACTGCTTGGAGCGAACGCGGTGGGCTATATCACCCTCCGCGCCCTTCTCCGTCGCCCAGGTGAATCGTTCGATAGCCATCAGCGCCCCTTAATTGCTTTGTTGATGACGCCACCCTGGCCCATGTCTTTGTTGCGCATCTGCTGGTATTTCTGCTCAACGAACGCGGCCAGCTCCTTGCCGAACAGGTCATAGCCGGGAGCATCAGCCGAGGACGAGGCGTTACCCTCGCCATCGATGTGCACCTCGACATTGATCTGTGTACCTCCCGTAGCGCCCCCGCCCATGGCCATAACGCCAAGCTTTCCGCTGGATGTTCGGGTGAGAGGCATGATCGCCTCTGGTCCGGCCTCGCCTGCTATCCCCATGTCACCGTTCGCCATGCCAAACGAGGTTGGTTTACTCACGATGGAATTCGTGAACGCGCCGCCGTCGGCGAACATCTGCACACCGCCCGACCATGCGCCGCCCAAAGCCTGGGGAAAGTAAGTGCTGGAGTAGCCAGCCGAGGACGCGCCGAGGTTCGACGATGTAGCGCCAGCGGAACCGGCAGCCATGCCATTACCGCCGCCAGCAGCGCTACCACCGAAGTAGCTTGCCGCTGCGCCAACCAAGCTGCCAAGCAAGGCCGAACTCGCCTGACGGGTCGCGATACGCGCCATATCCGCCAAAATCGACTTGGTGAAGTCCGCAAAGGAAAGCTTCCCAGTCATGGCGAAGTTGACGATCGAGTCCTCCATGGAGCTGAAGGCGTTGCCGAATAGGCTTTTGGTCTGGCCAGCGATGTTCTGCGCCGAGTCCAGGTAGTTGTCCCATGCCGCAGTCGCCCCCTTCGTCCAATCGCCCTGCGCATTCTCCACATCCGCATAGTTCTGCCGGATCTGGTCCGTCGCGGCATTATTCGCATCTGCGAGCGCCTGCGACTTCCGCTTAAACTCCTCCTCCGACATGTTGCGCGACGGATCGGACTTCTGGTTGGCAAGCTCCAGCGACTGCTGAGCAAAACGGTCCTGCTGGCTATTCAGCTCGCCGCTGAGCGCGTTCTGTCGATCGCCCTGCCCTACGCCGAGCACTGCGCGCTGGCCTGCGAGTTCCAAGGCTCTCTGTTGCTGACCCAGCGCATGCACGTACGTACTGATCGCCCGCTCTTGCTTTGCCAGGCGCCCGGTCTCATTGGTTGCGAGCACTTCAAGCTGGCTGTCAGCGTCCTTCTGCGCCTTGACCATGCCTGCGCGCGCGTCGGCGATCTTCTGGTCCAGCTGGGTGCTTTGCGCAGCCGACGTGGACTTCTTGCTCTTGGCCGCTTCCAGTGCGGCAATCTCAGCCTCGTATGCTGCCGTGGTTTGGTCGAGCTGATTGCCGATCAGAGCCTGGCGCCGCAGCAGATAGTCTTCCTCAGACAGCAGGCCGGCCTTTTGAGCCGCCTCCAGCTCCTTCTGGTAGTTCTTATAGGTGTCGGTGATCGCCGCCAGGTCGTTTTTGGCGTTGTTGAAGCTGGTCAGGTCGACCTGCGTGCCGGCAGCTTTGGGATCCTTAAACTTGGCGTTGATGTTGGAGATGTTTTTATCGACAACGTCCTGCTGGAGACGGGGATCATTTGGCGCAACCTTGCGGATATCCGCGAGTTGCTGCTTGTAGTCCTCAATCTCCTTTGTCCGCTTTTGCTCATTAGTCAACGACGACTTGGTCAGCGCATCAACCTTCGTCATTGCCGTGACTGCAGCCCCCTGGGCCTTGGCCTGCTCGCCCTCCCACTTGGCAATGTCCGCCTGAGCTGCCTTTTCGTCCTCCAGCATGTTCAGGCGGTTTTGCCTAAACTCAATCAACGCATCCTTGGACTTTTGGCTTTGAAACAGGCCATCCATGCCTTGAGCTTCAGCCAGTCCAGCACGAGCATTCTCGATGTCTGAGTTGATGTCTCGGCGGCCGGCGTTTTTCAGACCGTCCGCCGCCTGTGCGACAGCGTTGTATGCCTTCTCCCAGAAGCTCAGGTTCTCCAAAATCTTCGGCGTGCGCTCGTTGATCGCGTCGGCGTAGGACTCGGTGGCCAGCTTCACGGCGCCCGCGTGATCACCCTGCTCTTCCAGCGCGGCAATCTGCGAGTAAACCGAAGCGGTGAGGTAGTGGTACTGCTCGTTCAGTGCTGCTGAGGCCTTCACAGGGTCATCAGCCAGCTTCACGAACTCGGCCACCGTATCGCTGACCGCCTTGCCCGTGGTTTCCTGCATCGACACTGCGGCCTGAGTGATACCTGTGAAGCTCTCGCTGGCGATCTTGCCGTTGTCCGCCAGCATCGCCAAGACCGCCGCTGCCTGTCCTGTAGTGCCCACGGTTGCGCTGACCTGCCGCGCCATGTCGCCCAGTTGCCCGGCGCTGACACCGGCGTAGTTACCGGTGAGGATCAGTGACTTGTTGTAGCTGTCCTGTTCTTCGCTGCCTTTGTAGTACGCGTATGCAAGACCGCCAACAGCAGCCGTTGCCAGCGCCAGCGGCCCTAAAATCGCGAGCAGCCCAGCAGCGCCCGCCCCAGCACCAGCGCCCAGCTGAGCCACGGCACGCACGCCGCTACCCCAGTCACCCGACGACAACGCATTACCGAGCTGAACAACGTTTTCCTGGGCCTGACGTGTGCCGAGACGCAGTTTGTCGAATCCTGTGGTGGTCTTTTCGAGCTTGGCGTAATCCTTGTCGATTTTACCCAGGGCGCTGTTGTACTGGTCCTGGCTGATTCGCCCGGCATCCAGGTGCTTGCCAAGTTGCTCGACCTGGGTGTCCAGCTTGGCCAGTGCAGCCCGAGCCGGGTCAATGGCACCCAGCAGGCTGTTCAGGGCCTTCTGTTCGTCTAGGGCGGACTTGGCCAGGGCAATCTGCTGCTTGTCCAACTGAGCAGAGATCTTCGCCGCCTCCGCCTCGCCATAGGCGCCGGTCTTGGTCAGCTTGGCGAGAGCATCACGCTGCTTTGCCAGGTCCTGGGTGGTTTTGGCACTGGCGGAAAGCGATTTCTCCAGCGCCTGCATTTCGTTCATCAGCGAAACAGCGGACTGCTCGGCCCGGCCGCCGGCCTTCGCCATTTCGTCCAGGCTCGTCTTAGCCTGGATTGCATCGGCCGAGTCGATTTTGACGCCGAGCTCTGCAATATTCATCGACTCACCTTGAATAAGTGCCCGTGGTTACGGGCTGTTTTCCCTTTCCTCCGCCATGACGCGCAGGGCTTCGCCTTCCAGCACCTGAAGGTCAGGGAAGATTTCAGCGAGTTTCTTTTTCTTGATGCCGAGGAACCCTGCTACATCGCGGATGCAGCTGTAGTCGAGACCGATCGCGCCGCCGGCGCCTGCTCGCCACTGGGTGGACATGCGGTTGAAAAGAAGGAACGCCGGCCAGTTGCATGGCCAGACCTCCACTTCTTCAACCAGGTCGCCAGGGGCAAGGCCGAACATGCCGATAATCGTGTCGGGCACGCTCGGCGAGTACATAGCGCGGGCGGCGTCAGTCAGTTTCCCAGGCGGGCCTGGCTATACGCGCCTTCGTAGGCCTTAACGACCGCCTCGGCGGCACCCTGGCAGGACTTCACGAATGCGACGATGTTGTCGTCGCTGTATTCGTCATCGAAGCCCCAGCCGACTACCAGGTCTTTGATCTGCTGGGTTTGCTGCTCGGTGTCCACGGCAACCACTTCCGACCAAGAAGGCTTGTCGCCCAGCGCGGCCCGCGCCCTGTTCCGCGCCTCGTTCCATTCATCGAACAGAGCGGCAAGCTCGGTGCGATCCCGGTACTTGAAAGTGAACTCGACCTTCTCGGGTTCGCTGCCGACGATCGGGATCAGCACGGGCGCATTGAACGTAGCCTTTTGCGCAATACGGATCTTAGCCATGGGTTACAACGCCGCAGTCAGGTAGCGGATCGGCTCGGCCTGCAACGCCAGGCTGACGATACGGGTCAGCAGGTTGTTGCGGGATACCGCTGGCTGCTTGGAGAACGACGTGTAGGTGCCGTACAGCAGGGTGTCGTTACCGGGCAGGTTCAGCCGCGCTGCTTCGATCTGCTTGCCGGCGTCTGCCTTCAGCAGCACCCCGTTGAACGCCTGGGCGGGGTCATCGGCGATGGTGAGCACCATACTTGCCGCTGATTTGTCGGTGGGGATCTGCTTGCCCTGGTCATCCTCGAGGAACACCACATCCAGGTAGTTCTGTTCGCCGCCGGAGAAGGCCACGTCGGAGATTTGCGGGATCTGCACCCAGGTCAGCACCTTGCGCATCGTGCCCGCGCCGCCAGCGACCGGATAGACCTGCGTGTCGGTAGTGTCGATGCCTTCCAGGGTAATCGCCGTTGCCGTGGCTGCCTTCACGCGCACCACTTTGCTATCCAGCTTGCTCCAGCCGGAAGTGAGCAGAACGATATCGCCGGCAGCGATGGTGCCACCTACAACGGTGGCAACGGCCTCGGCAGCGTTGCTAATGGCAGTGAATGCCAGTGCGGTCGCGTAGGTTGCGGCGTGCTGGAAGGTGCCGCCGTTGGGGAGTTTGTAGCCCATGGAGTATTTCCTCTTTGCAGATGTGAAAAAACCCGCTCAATGGCGGGTCTCTGGGTTTGCCCAATGGGCGGGATCAGTTGGTGTCGGCCCGGTACAAGAACGAGATCGGGACGGTGTAAGTGGAATCGCCCGCGATGCCAGGGCCCGGGTCAACTGGCGACATTGTCACCACGGTAACCGCGCCCTTCGTGTCCCGCGCGTAAAGAGGGAACAGGTCGGTCAGTTCTGCTGCGATTGGATTCGTCTTGGCCTTGCCGGTGCCGGCCGGCGTGATAATGCTCACCTGGAACACTCCGGTGAACAGCAGGTGATCGCCCCCGAGCGTGTTGCTAGCAGTGTCGCCCGGGATCGTGAAAACCCGCAGATACGTCTCGCCCGCCGCCGGCGTGTAGGCCGTGTTCTCGAAGACGAGCTTCAGCTTCTCCGACCTGACAGCGTTCCAGGCGATGAGCTTTGCCTCGTAGATCGAGGCGATGATTGCGTGACTCATACCTGGTTGTTCCTGATGGCCTCCAGCACGATCTGCTGAAAGCGAGCCACGGTTACCCGGACCATGCCGCCGGGCGCCTGGGTCGAATGGCCGAACTCCAGCGGGATGGCATAACCGAGACTGTTGGTGATGTAGCAGGTGTCACCTGCTTTGAATTCGATTGCGCCGGCAGTGATACGCGCCGTTGACTTGCTGCCCGTAGGGTCGACCTCTTCGGTCGTGGCGTTGTTCGGGGTGCCGATGCTGAACATCCAGTTACCGCGAAACCTGCCGCCCACGTAGCCTTCCGGGGCTACGATGTCCATGCCGTCGTGTACCTTGCGCCCAGGCCTTAGCCTACCCGCCTTCGTGAGGTTGGCCGGATCACTACGCAGCGCGCTGTTGTGGTCGTCGACGGCCTTGTTGTACTGGGTCGCCACAGTGTTCTGCGCCCAGATCTCCGGGTTACCCACGGGAGACATGCGGATCAGGCTGTTACCGATCTTGATGATGATCTCGCGCAGGCTTGCGTCGAGTGCTTCGGTAGCCTGGGCGGCAAACGCAGCGAGGCTTAGGGCGAAACTGCCGGACTGGCCTGCGCCTTTACTTGCCATGTCACTTCCTCAACTGAGCGGTCCAGGTGGCATCTGCCGGGTCGGCGGACACATTCATAACCCGGAGGCCGTTGATAATGTCGCCAATGGCCGGCGCTGCCGGTACCGCCGTTGGCACGCCGCCATCTGACACGAATAGCTCGTTTTGGAGAACCAGCAGCTTCTTGTCGGTCGTCTGGATCAGAGAGCCGTCGATCTCCTTGGACAGGTAGCTACCCAGGACGCCGCGGCCCATGTAGGTAACAGTGGTCTCGGGCGTTTCGCCGCCCAGGTCAGGGTCATACTCGCCCACAACCTTGCGCACGCCCGTCACCGGTTTGACTGCATCGGCCAAGCTATCGGGGTCGTCGAATGCTTCGGCCAGATCGGCCTGGATATCTTCCCGCATCCCCATGATCAGATCCTTTTCAGCATAATCACGCCGGAGCGCTTGATCCAAGGCTCCAGCAGCGCCAGGGCGAAGTTCACGCCAGCCGACTGATCGGTTGAGCCCGCCACATAGGTTTTGCTCACCGATGTGCCGGACTGAGCCGAGACCGTCTTGCTCTGCACTTCCTTCTGCGTTGCTGTGTAAAGCTTGCCCGCCGCAGCTTCTTTGGCGACCTGGGCGCCGGCTGTTTTGATCTCGGCCGGTACCGGATCGGGAGCAGCCCGCTTAATCTTGGCCGTGAGCCAGGCGTTGGCCATGGCCACAGCAAGGACCGGATCACCGGTGCCAGCCCAGTCAGGACCGAGTTTGGCGTCAACGTCGGCAACGGTGATGAAGTCGGTCATGGTTTACCCCGCAGCAGCTGCGTCTTCGAGTGTTTTCACGCGCGTAGACACGGCCTGGAAAGCTGCCTGCACGTTCGCTGCCGCCGCCAGCCCTGACGCAGCATTGGCTGTGATCGCATGATTGTGGTTCCCTGCGGCCGCCGTATCGGCGGTTGCGCCCAAAGCAAGCAGCGCCGGCTTGCCTTTGATATCACCCCAATTCACTGCAGCGCCCGGTAGGGGCGGCTTTGGGTTGGTTGGCGCCTCGCTCAGAACCTCAACACCGGCAGCCTCGTACGCCTCGACAATGGATGGGGCATTGCCATCAATGAAGACGCCGAAAGCACCTGCAACTACCCCATAAAACTCGCTCAGTTTTCGATAAGCGATACCCTCGATTTTCTCGATCGTATCGCTATCGGAGTACACAATATAAGACATGAGATTCTCCATGCAGAGGGATGACTAAACATCCCTCGCTCACCATGATTAGCCGCTGATTACAGCTGCGAACGGAACCTGTTTGCGGCTGAAGACACGCTGCCAGTTCGCAGCAGCGGCGTATTGGGCGGCGGTCGGGCTGAGGTTCTGAGCCTCGGAACCCTTCCAACTGAAGCCCGCGGGCTGGAGGATGTAGGTCTTCCGCTCCCACAGCACTTCGGCACCGCCGCCGTTACCGCCGCCGGGCTTACGCTCCAGTTCTACCGGAACCTTCGGCGTGCCTTCGCCGTAACCGAACGCGCCCTGACCGAAGAACACGGACAGGTACTTACCCGCGCCATACACCAGGGCATCGTCCATGAACACTGGCTTACCGAGGTAGGTAGCCAGGATGATCTTGCCCTCGGAGTCACGCAGGTACTCAATGAGGTCCTGCTTGACCATCTGGTTCATGACGACCGAATGCACACCGATTGCGCCGAACTGGTCTGCAGCATCGCCGGCGGTGAACGCGGCATCCTGGAAGGCGTTCGCACTGATGGTCGCGCCCGCGTCGACGACCATATCACCGCCGTTGTTTGCGATGTTCGAGGCAATGATGCCTCGAGCCGCGCCCAGGGTGTAACGCTGCCACTGTCGGGTCCAGTAGGTGCCGAAGCGGTTACGAATCTGCTGCTGAGGCTCGGTGTTTGCCAGCTCAGCAGTCAGATCGGTTACGCCGTAGCCTTTGTTGAGGTACAGAACGCGGGCACGCATGCTGTCCTGGGTGACCTTGCCGACTTCGCCCTGGTCGTTCGGGTCGTCGTTGCTGATGTTCGGCGCCTCATCGGCATTGAGATCCTGCCAGTAGCTGATCTCGGCGGTGCCCTGGCTGCCGGAGGCGATCGCGTCTAGCACAGGGGAGCGAGTCACAATGCCCGACTCGTATACAGCAGTCTTTTCCGGGCTGTTAACCGGCGCCAGGGAGGCGTAGTAGTCGCTGACGAAGATGTCAGTCAGTTGGGTAGTTGCCATGGATTAGGTTCCTTTGGTGGCCTGGATTTTCTTGAAGAGATCAGGGTTGTCACGGGCGATCGCAGCGCGCTCGGTTTCCGTGTACTCACCCCACTTTTTCGTGGCCTTGCCACCGTTGTCGCCAGTCTGCCCGGCACCCTGAGCCCTTGGCCACAGGTGTGTTGCTGTTTCACGAAGGGATTCCGCCCATTCGAGCGGCGACAGCGGGGTTTTCCCGTCCTTCCCGTAAACGACCTCGCCGTCACGATCGGTGGCGATTGCCTCACCGTCTTCACTGAGTTTGAAAGTGCCTCGGGCACGCAGGATGATGTCCTCCGCAGCCTCAGGGAGCGCGCCAGCCTTGATCGCGGCAGCGCGGATGGAATCGGCCAGCACCTTGTCGCTGTACTTGGCTGCGAATTGCTCAGCCTTGTCGGCACGGGCCTTTTCGACTGCCAGCTTGGTGTCGTAGTCGGTGCGCAGGCGCTCTGTACGGCGAGTGATGACCTCGTCCAGCTTGCCCTCGGCAATCAGCTTGGTCTCTTCATCCTGGCCAACCTTGGTCAGTAGTCCTTTCACGGCGGCGATGTCCAGGCCGTCAAACTGGGACTTGAAGCCGTCCAGCTCGGTTTTGGTGGTCCGGAGCGAGCCAAGCAGCTCGGTATTTTTGTTCTTGAGGCCCAGGGTAGCAGCCTCGACAGCTGCAGCAATGGCGGTCTGAACTGCCGGGTCTTCAAGATCAATCTGGTTTTCGTCTGCCACTTGGTGCACCCCTTGGGTTTGGTCGGCCCGCTTTGCAGGCATAAAAAAACCCCGGCATGGCCGAGGTTTGGAATTTGCATCGATAAAGTCAATGCGGGCTTAGAAGATTAATATCATGCCTGTTGGCTGCATCCTGTAGCCAGGCAATGAACTTGGCATCCACGGGCATAACGTACACATCCATCGATGTGATTACTTCGATCGTCAATTCATTTAGGGTGAAGGGCTGCAACCAATTTACGATCGTTACTAATTGTTTGGCCTGATCTGACCGCCAACTGGCATGTATTTCCTCCCTAAAGCCCAAACGAACGGGAAATATAATTTGATCTCCCGAAGAATCGTTAAGGACGGGGCTGATGGCGTTTTTGGTCGAACGACCAATAAGCACGGTCTTTACTGTTACCGGGTAATGTCCGAGAGAAACGATGTGCAGATGCGCAAACATGCCGCCCACCCTTACATCAATCTTCAGATTTTCCTTCTCTCTTTCCGCTTGAATTCTCTCGCCGCGGTTAGCCATCCATAGGCTAGCAAGAACGGCTAGCAGAGCTCCCACCCCAGAGACCCAGCTTCCAGCGGTATTCCAATCCCAAACGTAGGAAACAGTCGACGTAGAGTTAAGATTGATGCCTGCGGTAAGTCCAAGCATCCCGCAAATGAGGCACATTAGCGCCGCGATCAGCACTGCCATCCAATTCATTAACTAGCTCCCTAAATAGCAGGAGCTTATAGCAGCCAGCACGCTACCGGCCAATCGCTTCGCACTCTACTCAACGACAGTCAACCCACGCATGACTAGGTAATCGGCGAACTGTGTCCTGCTCGGCGCGTATGGCGGCGGCCGCATGCGAAAGCCTGGCGTATCGCGATTGAGCCGTGTGCGCCGGCCATTGGGCTCAGTGCAATGCGTTGGCTCCTCGATCTGGAAGCCCTGTTCGACAGCATATATCTCGACCGCCAGCCGTACCTGGCCCCATTCCAGCTCAAAGGGCACGAATGTCTCGGAAAGCGTTTGGTATTCGATCTTGCATTCACGCCGGGGCCAGGCCATTGCCTGCTCAGGCCTGGCCTTGCGGCCCTTCCACTGGCGATTGTTGATGTCGGCCGCAGCGCGCAGCAGCAGTTCGACCTGGTCAGCCTCAGCTTCAGGTATCCGGAACCCGTAGTAGTCGCGGTAGAAGGTCAGCTTCTCCAGCGGCACGAAGCTATTCGCGTCTGGCCTGCCCTTCCCGTCCTCAACGATGATCTGCATGTGCTGTCTCAACCTGGTTGAGCGCCGAGTGTAACGCCTGCTCGGATGAACATGTCAGGTTCGGCCTCCTTCAGCTGCGCCAGGGTCAGCGGTTTGAACGACTTGTCGAGCTGTAGCTTGGCGAACTTCTCCGGCGTCAGCCCGCCATCGCGGAACAACTTGCCCCGGACCGGACCAAGGGCATGATCCTGAAAACTCGCCGGCTGCGTTGCCAGCCACTCGTAATAATTCAGGCCTGCGTCGACCTGGGCCCCACCGTTATCGCCCACCGAGGCGCGTGTGGCGTCCTTAGCGAACATCTCCGAAAGCCTGGTGGTCGGCACCGTGGTTGACCGGCAGTTGATGTGCGCCGGTGGCAGCGGACCTTTGCCCAGGTCGAAACGCATCCCATCCAGGCCCTTGCATTGCTGCGAGGTCTTGCGATCGAGCGTCGACACCCAGCGATAGCCCAGCACCACGTCACTGTTGGCCTTCAGCGTCTCCATCCGCGCCGTCGTGGCCACATGCTGAATTGCCGTCTGCACCACGGCCGCAGCGTTGCGGTTGCTCACCGCCAAGACGCCATCCGTGAAGTTCTGTGCAGCGGTGCCGCGAATCGCCTGGATGATCTGTGCATTGGTCTGGCCTTGGCCAAAGCCGAGCCGGATAGTGTTCGTGACGCGCATCGTCTCGGTCCGCGTCCAGCCGCTGACAAAGCTCTTCAGCAGCTTCCCGCCGTCGATGCCCTTGACCTGAAGCGGATAGGAGAACACCGCCGCGCGGATCACCGTATTGGTTGGCACCACCGCGTCGATGGAAAGCGCATTGCTCAGGCTTTTTGCCTCAAAGGTCGATTCATAGAGCGCGATATCGACGAGATCTGCCTGCACCAGGTCGCCGTAGGCCTTGTAGATCTGCAGCAGCTTCCCATCTACCCTGGCCAGGAACTGCTCAAGCCGGTCCCGGCTATAGGTGGTCAGCTCCTTGCGAGTCAAGTGCTCCCGCACCAGAGCGTCTATCTGGCGCAGGTACTTCTCGAACTTCTTGACCTCGCCAGCTTTAAGCCGCTCCAGCATTACCGAGTGCCGAGTCGTCTGCTCCAGCAGTTGGCTGTCCGCCTGCGCCAGGTTTGTCGATGGCATCGTCTTTGTCCAAGTTGATGCCGGCCGACTCGCGTTCGTCGCTGATCAGGTCGGCCTCTTCGTCATAGGGGCGCTCCGGCAACTTGCCGGTGGTGAGGTACTGCCAGTAGGTGTCGGCGCTGATCGTGCCAGCCATCACACCCTTGAGCAGTTCGGCGAGTACCTGGGCATCGACCACAGGGGTCACGAACTCAGGGTTCACTTTGAACTTAACCTGCTTCGGTTCGTAGCCCTTCCACTCGGCCGCGTACCGCAAGCCCTGCTCCACCGCCTCGGCCACAGTGATGACGATGCTGTGCAGCGTGGCGTGCTGATCGTTCTGACGTGTTTTACGCGCCTCGCCCGACTCGATGCCGCCCACGTCCATAACCTTGGCGCCAGCCTCAAGCGCGGCGTTCTTCTGGTCGTCCATGGCCTTGCGTACGGCTTCGATCCCGGCGCCCTGGAACTCCAGATAGCCGCATGATCCAGAAGGTCCAAGATCCCACGCAGCAGATGGCCCGGTGACGCTCAGCTCTACTGCCTCATCCAGCCCAGAAACCCACGGCTGCGGGTGACTGGTCTGATGCAGTGACGTGAAGTAATCAGCGCTCAACTGGTATGACTTCAACGCGGCCCGAGCCATGGTCAGCAGCGGCACCTCGTCCACTTCCGGTGAGTTGTCGGTCGAGCCGCAGTAGATCACCGGCAGGTAGGGCAAGCCTTTGACCAGGCGATTGTCGGTGCCGGTGGTGCCCAGCGGTCTTTCGTCCTCGACCAGATCCCCGCCCTCGTTGCGCACCGCTGTGTAGCAGATATCGCCCTCCATGAAGAACTCACGGAACACCGTGTCGCAGTCATGGCTGTATCGATCGCCACCCTTCTTGCGGAACTCACGGAATACCGAAAGGATCAGGTCCTGCCGGCCGCCTTGATGAGCAGTATCCCAGTTGATCGCGTTGCGCGTCGCGTAGGTCGAGAAATAAGGTTCGCCGCTATCGTCGATGTTCACCACCAGCGGCACCCGGCCGTGGGAGATAGCCTGACGCACCATACGGAAGAACAACTGCTTCAGGCCGAAGCCGTCCGCCGTGGCGTTGTCCTCCAACCCCTTCAGGCCGGCGGGTAATTCGATCTCCGGGATTAGTCGGGAGACCAGGCCCATCATCGACCTCAGCGAATCCCGCACCCAGTGCTCGTACTGGGCCCGATCGGTGTAGTTCTGGTACAGATACTTGTTACCGGCGGCGTCGATCTTCTCGGCCTCAACCATACCGCTCGGCTTGGGCAGGTTGCGCTCGTTGCGCTTTACGGCGCATTCACCCTCGAGTGCGTCGTCCATCATCTCCCACTCGGCGATGTGCGCGTCGTAGTCGGGGTTTGTCGATTGCACTGGCATCAGGCCAAGCCTCCAATTCGGCGTGTTCCGCCTGTGCGTTTGCGTCGGCCCATCGAGACGGCGAAGTACCGGAAGGCATCCGCGCCGTGCGATGACCAATCGTGAAGTGGTTTGTCTTTCCAGCAGCCCCGCTTGTCGTCCCACTCCTTTCGGTAGTTCTCCAGGCAGGAAATGCCCAGTTCGCACTTGGACTCATCGAAGGCACAGGCCGGAAGGATCTCCCGAACCTGCTCAATGCCTTCGTCGATGCCGAGCTTTGGAACAACGCTGAACTTGAGGCTGTATTTTTGCCCGTCAATCTCGTAGCCCTCGCGAGCCAGTTCGCGGCGAGTCTTGCCGTCGCTGCCGAATTCGCGGTTATCAATGTCGTGCGGGCCCCAGTGATCGCCATACGTGTATTTGCGATCTTTGAGCACCTTCATGTAGTGCCGAAGGCCTTCACCGCTGTTCTCGTAGAAGTCGATGACGTGATATTCCTCGCCGACAATCCGGACAAACCAGATGGCCGTGGAGTCGCCGACGCCGATATCCCATATCGTGTGAACTGGAAGGTGGCTGTTGTCGGGTAGCGCGGCAATGCGTTGAGCGGCGTAAAGCTTGGTGAACTGCTTGGCGTAATAAGCGCCCTCGATCGACTGCTGGAAGGCTTCCGCCGGTAATGACGGGTACTCCCGTTTCATGTCGTCGCCGAGCGTCTTCTCCTTGGCCGCATACCAGGCGCGCTGGCCGTCGTTGGTGATGATCCCGTGCTTGGCGTGCAGTTCGTTGAAGTAGTCGGTCAGGCGCTGGGGCAGTACCACCTCGGTCGAATCAAGGCTGTAGGCCTTGTTGTTCCACCAACTGAAGAAAAAGAACTTCCAGTCGAGCAGCCCCAGTGGCACACCAACCAGTTGCTGGCGTTCTGCTGACTGACTGTAATCAAAGAAATACCCGGCCCGGCCTTCTGCCGTCGACTCGATGGTGACGAAACACTCAGCAGCGACAGCCTCGAAAGCACCGGTGACGATCTCCCGCGCCTTGTGCGGGAACTTGGCGCAGATCTTCCCGAACTCGGATACGTGCAGGTAGCGCAGCGTGCCACCACGGAACGAGGTGGAGACGTAAAGCGAGCCGCCCTTGCTGAACACCAGCTCACCGGCGGCGTCATTCCTCGCCGGGTTGGCAGCGCGCAGCTCCTTCGGCAAGTTGTCGTAGGCGTACTTGACCTTTTCACGAAACAGTCGCTTCGCGTCGTTCAGTGTGTGAGCGATCAAGGCGCACTTGGCAGCCTCGAACAACGCTGCATCCAACTGGACGATGCACACCAGCGTCGTAAAGCCCAACTGGCGAGCTTTCAGGATGATGTTCCGGGTATGCATCCCCTGGAAGTAATCGATCTGCTCCTGCGTCATGCGGAAGCGAACCTTCTTACCCTGCTTGTCGGTGATGAAGTAGAGATTATTCAGTCGCCAGAATCGATCCCGAAGCAGCTTCATGTGCTCGGGTTTCATATCAGGCGTCCTGTGATAATTCGTCCATCATCTTCGAGATCTCGTCGGCGTCGTCCGTCTTTTCCTTCTCGTCCAGGCTGAATGCCTGACGCTCCAGAACTTGCAGGTTCTTCATTGCAGAGGAAAGCTGAAACAAGGTTTTGGAATTGCTGGGTAGCGCGACAGCAGCGAGCATCGAGGCCCGGCGCATGCCGTTATTGTCCTCGTCAGTTTCGTCGATGATCGCCTCTTCGATCTCTTCGCGGCGCTGGATGGTGTTGAGCAGGTCATCCATCAGCAGGTTCGCAAGGTTCGTCGCCTTCCGAATGTCTCGGCGATGGCTGCGAACCACCCGGGCCCCTTCTTCTGCGGCCTCTTCGATGATCTCGGCGTCAAGTTCGCAGTTCGCGCCTTGGTCGTTGCGAACCTCTCCGCGAACCAGCTTGCTGCGAACCTCTTTGCGCACCTGGTCGGATAGGTCTCTCGCCCATCCTTGAACCTTGGCTTTCTTCCGGATTGCAGTGTCGCTCACGCCTTGGCGCTCAGCGATCGTCCTGATGGAAAGCGAACCAGCCCGGTAGGCGCGTTCGATTGCCTCCCAGTCGGGCTGCTTGATTGTCATGGAGAATCCTTAGTCTTGGCTGTCCAGCAGCACATCAATCAGCTTCTGCTCACCCAGGCGCATGGCACCCAGGCACTGCAGGTCGTCGCACTTGGGGCCGAGACCGAGCACGGTCACCTCTCCCTTCGCGCCGATCAGCGTCAAGGCGCCGACCGTGCATTCGGGATGCGTGCCGGCATCGAGGTCATCGGCGATCTTGCGCAGGGTTTTAGCGGCGTCTCGCCAGCCCTCCCGCTTGAACTCCAGTACCTTGACGGTCATTCGGTCACCATTTGGTGTGTCTGTGCATGGGCGTGCCCGTGAAGCAGGCTGACGACCAGGCCCTGAGGCAAACCGGCAGCCTTGGCAGCATCCACAGCATCGGCAATAGCCTTGTCGAGAGCGCCGACCGCAGCGTTGATGTCCGGGCTCATTGGTAGCACGTGTCGCAGCCGGCTGACGTTGCTCATTTGCTAAACCTCGCGCCACGATTTGGCGCATTCGAAAACGTGTCGCGGATTAATCGACCTTGCGACCTGGCAGCTTGAAGTCAGTCACGCGGTCAGCAATTGACCGGATCTTCTCCACACCCAGGAAGCCTACCCATCCACCTGCGAAGGTGGCCATGCTTTGGGGCAGGCCGAAGAAGTCCAGGCCGCTGATGATGGTCAAGGTGAGGCCGCCACAAATAGCGCCCTCCACCAGCATCTGGCGTCGTGTACCACCACCGTAGGTGATACGCAGGACAGCCATGGCGCAGGACAGCGCAGCCGCATAGAGGATTGGCGAATGCTGGCTCAACCACGCAAGCGCAATCGCCCATGTGTCTGGTTTGTCTGGCATGTTGGACATCTCGGTTCCTCCCCGTCAGGGAGTTGTGAATATGACAGGCCATGACCTGCAGATTTGAATCAGCCCCAGCAGCACTCCCAGCTCGGAACAATGGGTGTGGTGGAGCCGAAAACGAAAAGGCCTCGATCAATGTCGAGGCCCTAAATGTGTACTGGCTTCAATACCGCCCGCTAAAACCTTTAGGTTCGCTATAACGAGGCCACAGCTATTGAGTAATAGAGAAGAATTCCTAGATAATCACGCGTAATGAAAGGCATGAAGCCATTCGCGAGGAGGGTTATCTGGAATGTACAATGTAATCTGCTACTTCGGTACTGACGGTCGCGGCGACCAATTAAAACTCGTTTTACGAGAAGACTTTAAGTTTGAAGATTTACCCGAGGAAACCCAAGCTGCTCATCAAAGCTTTAAGCCGCAGACTGTGGACCTAGATGAAGTGGAGCCACACTGGTTTAATGGTGAAGTCTTACTGCAGCTAAAAACTGTTGGCTGGTATAGTTTGACCACCTTTAACGTAGTTGAAGTCACAGCCGTAGCAGACTAATAAAAAACCCGGCTCGATGGCCGGGTTTTTTGGATAAGTGAGTAAGTTGCCAAAGGCAAAACCCTAACGATGGCAAAATCATGCTCTCAGCCGTGCAGGAAGTCAATTGTCATCGTCAAAGAATTTCTTGGTTTGGGATGAACACCTTGAAAGCTGCTCTTCAATTTGAGGCATACCCCACTGGATACGCTCAGACCTAAGCTTGTATTTATTCCTAAGCTCTCGAGAGATCAGCAGGGCTTCGTAGCCGAAGTAGCCAACAAGATTTGCATCTGCCGCAAGCGCATCCTCAAGATCTAGATACTCTTTCCATCTGGCCCTAATACCATCATCACCCAATCTCACATCGTTCTCTAACCACGCAATTCGGCATGCTAGACCACGATCAATTTTAGATAGGGCCTCAGAAGCAATTTTCAGTTCGGGTTTCGCACACCCAATTTTGCCCTCCTCCTTGTCACCTCGTACGCTAGCCCAAAGATCTTGAAATTCCCAATAATTGTTTGCGCATTGAACCGCAAGAGCATCCAGCTTTGAAATAAGGTGAATTGCGTCAATTTCTGCTTCTAGCCGACGTTGTTGAGCTCTTTGCCTACCCTCCTTGAACCATGAAGCTCCAAAATTAACGACCCCTGCTAAAACGCCGCTTCCGGCCGCAATCTTTATGATGTCCCACGTCTCCAACCCATCCATAGATCGTTATGCCGCCTCTTTCATTTGATAAATGACCGCCGCTACCGGGCTTAGCGCCATTCTATCAAGATCCGCACAACACTCGAAAACTCGTTCAATGTACGGCTCCCAATCCCGGGCCCAGGCACATGACTCTAAACGCACCTCGTAAACCCTCCACATCCACGACCTGAACTTCTCTGCATTGGCCAGCGAATCTTCGTTGGACGACTGACCGCCCTGGTGCATGTGCTGATACCGGCGCATCACCCCCTTCACGACGAACTCCAGCTTCTCGCGCTTGGCTGCCGTCATGCGTGGCGACTTGCCGACCACCATCAGGAAAACGACCTCTTCCGCGGCCTCGCGGATGTCGTCACTCTGCTCAGCGGCGTACATAAAGTCGCCGAACACCCGGATCTGCGGGTGCAGCCTGGCAATGGCCGACTGGATGTGCCCAGCTAGCGCGCCGTGCACCGCGTGGTTCGCCGTTGGCCCGCGCTCGGTGTTCTGCACCACCACACCGAGCTGAACGACGTCAGAGGCCTGGCCCGGGGCCGGATTGTATTTGCAGTCATGCCACGCCTGGCGCGCTGAGTTGATCTTCATGCTGCCTCCCCCTTTTTCAGCTCTCTGGTCAGTGCCCGGTACTTAGCCTTGATGACCTTGATCTCTTCCACGGTGTACTTGCAGGCAGGGTGAAGACCCTCCAGCCATGCCACCTTCTCGGCGCCGATGCGCAACACCAGGCGTATGCGGTACTCCACGGCATTGCCGGACAGATTGCGGTTGCACTTCACACACTGGCGATGGATGTTCAGTGGCTCGAAGCGCAGCTCTGGGCAGGCACCCACGGATCGGTAATGCCCAGCGTCCCATCGGCTGCCAGTCATGAGGTCGTTGTCGTTGGGCGTCGAGTCGCAGCTGATGCATGGCAGGTGCGCGTCACGCAGGCGCACGTATTCGTTGACCGCCGCCTGGGCTTCGCGCAGGTGATCCGCCCTGTTCTTCAGCTTCTCCTTGCGGACCTTGATGTCCTTGCGCCCGATCTCAGCCAGCGCCTTGCGGGCCTTAGGCTCATGCCTGGGAGCGTCGATCATTGCGCAGGCCGGACTGCACACCGCCTGACCCATCCGCGAAGGGACGAATGAGGCCCTGCACGTAGCAACGCGGCATTTCTTCGGCTTGGCCGGCTTCCGTTCGATGGTCATTGGTACACGCTCCCAGCCTGGCCTGGCTCATTGCTGTCCGTGCATGCCAGATCATGGTCGCTTGCCTTGGGGCAGCGTTTGCAGCCACACACAGGGCACAGAATCATTCTGGTGGATGAGAGCGGCAACCACATGGAGCCGACCTGCTGGCCCAGCTTGTGCTCAGCAATACACCGATGGCATTCGCATTGTTGATGGCTCATCAGTAGCGCCCTCCCCAATTGTCCTTTTGTGTCCAGCGCACCTGGTGCTCGGCGCCGAAAGCGTGCACCCACTCGATCAACTCACCGCACTGCTTTACGGTGAGCTTGCTGGTGCGCTCGTAGATGACGTCGAAGCCGTTGCCGTCTACCGCCGGGATCATCTGCGGCTGGTCTCCCGTCTCGCGCAGCCACGCGGCTGTCAGCAGGCGCTTCCAAATCAGGACATCCCACTTCTTCCCGGCGTGCTCGACCTGGGCGGCGATATCGGCCAGCGCCGCGTGCAGGGCCTTGTTCTGCTCCCCACTGCGGTCCACTTCGGTGATGGCCAGCTTCTTAGGTTTTGCGAGATCCAGGCCGGCGATGTATCCCATGGCCTTGTTGCGATCTGATTCGTTGCGGATCTGAAGGCTGGTCATGAATTCACCTTAAGGCCCGGGGCTTCGATGGCTTCTGCACAATCCTTGACCACATAGAAGGCCTCTCCATGGTCGGCGTACTTGAGGTGGTCAGGCAGCTCAATAACCAGCGCCTCGCGGGAGGCCTGCCAGGAAACCCAAGCCATATTCACCATGCTGTATCGGTATTGGTCAGGATCTTCTGGATATCGCTCCAGAGGACGCGTGGTGTCGGAGTTGATGAACCGGGCAAGAGCCCACGCCTCAAACTCGTAACGCATCTTGTCGTCGCTCATCAGAAACCCTCCTTGCCGCGCAGGGATTCCCACTCAAACGGGATCACGATCACACCGCCCTCCCGCAAGCGATCAATGCAGCGTTCGCCAATGGCCGCCGGCAGCGACTGCCCATCCAGGTTGGAAATGATCACCGTCGGGCGCTGCTCTTCGTACCGGCCGTTGATGATCGCGAATAGTGTGGTCAGCTCGAAGTCGCTGGGCTTCTCCTTGCTGACGCCGATCTCGTCCAGGATGAGCAGCGAGGGGCTGATCAGGCTGGCCAGGATCTGGCTTTCGCTCTGGTCACTGGAATGGTCGTAGGTCGCGCGGATGGCCTGCAGCACGGCGCCGATGGTGCGGTACACCGCCGTTGCGCTGGACTTGGCCATGATCTCGTTGGCGATCGCCACGGACAGGTGCGTCTTGCCGGTGCCGGGCTTGCCCAGCAGCAACAGGCAGCGGCCCGTCTCGGCGATCTGCGCGAACTCAGCGGCATACCGGCGGCAGGTGTTCAGCGCCTTTCGTTGCTCCGTGGTGGTGGCAACGTATCCATCCAGCGTCTTGCTGGCGAAACGCTTGGGGATCAGTGCGGCGCCGAGCTTGCGCTCCATGGACATGCGCAGCTCCATCGCCTTGTTGGCCAGCTCAGCAGCGTCGGCCTTCTCGCGAATGATCCGGCCGCACTCAGGGCAACCGCTTTTCAGCTCCTTGCCCAACACCGGGAAAACCTTTTGGTCGTAATCGCCGTGGGTTTCGCAGTGGGCAGGCTGGGTGCGAGCGCCCGCTGGCAGCTCCGGCGTCGGTTGGATTTGCTCAGATCGCATAGGAGCCGTCCTCACGCTGAATCAGACCGTTGGTGTAGTTGCGATCGGCGAAACCGGTGTGGCGAGACTGGGGGGCCGGGGCCGGTGCAGATTCCGCCAGGCGCTTGATCACCCAGGACGCCTTGAAACCTTGCCAGCCAGAATTCAACGCTTCGGTGATTGCGTCTTCGGCGGTGATCCCGGCCTCGGCGCACTTGGCAAGTTCGGTGTTCACGGTTGACCAGACGGTGGCGGTCACGGCGGCGCGCTTGGCCTTGCGCTGGGTCAGCCAGTCAGCCAGCAGTTGCTCAGGGACGTTGTACGGGTTGTCGGCCAGCAGCTGGGGCATGCCGAACGGAGCCTTGCGATCAGGCTTCGCCGGTTCGGATTTTGGTTGGGGCGGATTAATCTCTTTCGAAGAAAGAGTTAATAGGGGTTCTTTCTTTGTATAAAGAAGGGAGTCGTCGGTTTTGGTCTGTTTCGCGGTTGAGCCGATTCGGACCACTTGAGCCGAATCAGACGATATGGTCTGTTTCGGCTCTACTACGAAGATCCACTCTTTAGGGTCGCAAACACCAATGTCACCGCGCGCACCACCCTCTCGGTACAGCACGCGACGGCGCAGCAGGCCGGAAATAGCCTTCGACACCGTGTCAGGGTGGATGTGGGTGGCTTTCGCGATATCGACCGCCGGGATGCGATGGGCGCCCGTGCTGAAGTTCAAGGTTGCCTTTGCCACGTACAGAACGATCTTCATTTCGCGCGCCGACAAATCGATGGCCATCAAGCCATCCATCATCTGGTTGTCCATTCGGGTGAACCCCCGAGGGTTGTGTATCGGAACAATGTTTGGCATGATTTATCTCGCTTACCGCTGTAGAAGAAGCCACCCTCGTCCGGTGGCTTTTTTGTGTCTGAAATTCAGGCTGCCTTCACGGACTGCTTGAACACTTCCAGGCTGACGATCACTTCCTCGGCCTCCTTGAGCAGTTCATATTTCTCGCGAGTGCAAACGCGGCCATCGGCCTGAGCATCGAAGGCAAGGCGCGTAACGTCAGCCAGGTCTGCATGCAGGCGCAGCAGCGCGGTGTTAAGGTTGATGCCTTCGGGCTTTTCCTTTGGCACCAGGTCGAAACCGAAAGCCTCAGCCCACGCCTTCAGTGGCCGGAAGTCCTGGGTGAACTTCATAATTCGGTGCAGCTCCTGGACGTTCAGCTTGTGGCTGTCATAGTCAGGGTTCGCTTTTTGAGAAAGCAGCGTCTTCGAAGAGAAGCTAGCGCCATCCGCAATCCTCCCCGCCCCGTGTTCGTCCACGACGTCATAGATCGCCTTCATCAATTCCTGCATGTAACACCTCGAAATTCTTTACGTGGCGCCCTGCAAGTGCAGAGGCGATCATTTGCTCAATGGAACGGCGGACAGGGATGTCAGGCGGCGGACTGGGATGAAACGCCCGCAGGCGGAAATGCCTCATCAAGAACGCACTTGGCACCCAAGGCGTTCAATGCAGACACGATCAGTCGTGCCTCGCTGAGCCCGGGACAGCGAAGGCCGGATTCGTAATTAGCGAGGCGTGATTGATTCCACCCAAGCGACCGACGAAGGGCAGCCTGGGTAATCCCAGCTTTCTCTCGAATGTTTCGGACGTGGTTCATGGAAATCGCTCCTATAGCTCTTGGACCAAGGATAAACACGCATCGTGTTAATGGCAAACACAATAAGTGAAAGCCGGGTATTTCAATACGTGATTGAATCCCGCGCATGACCGAATTAGCTGAACGCATCAAGCGCGCACGTAAAAATGCTGGAAAATCACAGGCTCAACTGGCCGAGGCTTGCGGCTGGTCGCAATCCCGAGTGGGTAACTACGAGGCTGGGACGCGAGAGCCGTCTTTTGCAGATATAGAACTGATGGCCAAGGCGCTACGCGTCGATAAGTCCGAACTTCTGCTAGACACGCGGACTGAGTCGCCAGGCGCACCTGACCAGGTAGCCGATCAGGCTGCTCGTCCGTCCACTGCTGAAATCGTTAATCTGATGCTGGCAAAGCACGGCAAGAATCTTACTGATGACGCGCGCAGAATGATCGCGGACGCCGTCAACGAGACCGCGCGGGAGCTGGGGTCGAGCAACGTAATCACAGTCGACTTCTCTCGTCCCGGCCAGGTCGGCGATGAGGTGTGGATTGCGCACTACGACGTGCGGGCGGCGATGGGTGGCGGGCAGATCCCGCATGAATACCCGGAAATGCTCCAGGACATCAGAGTCAGCCCCAAGCATCTGCGCGACCTGGGCGTTACGTTCAAAGAGCACTTCCACCTCAAGATGATCACCGGTTGGGGTCAATCGATGGCGCCGACGATCAAAGACCGCGACCCCCTCCTAGTGGACATCACAATCCGGGAGTTCACCGGCGACGGCATCTACCTCTTCTCGCACGACGACATGCTTTACGTGAAGCGCCTGCAGAAGAAAGGCAAGGACCGCTTCAAGATGATCTCGGACAACAAGCACCACGATCCAGAAGACATCCGCGTGGACGACACCCACATCCTGGCCCGGGTGCTTTATGTATGGAACGGACAACCGGTGTGACGCCATGGCCCTCACTAAACCTAATCAACAATTGCGCCGCGACCTCAAGGCGATAGCCTCAAACCTCGAGCAGTCCTGTGTCGACATGGGAAAGCTTGCGGAAAAGCTCAGCGATGCCGACGCCATAGCCCTAATGGGGTTGGTGGGCACGCTATATGAGGAAGCGGACAGGCTGGTGGGCTATGCGGATGAGGTGAAGGCCGGCCTGATAAGCCGGGCTTCGAGCCAGACCAAATGACTGCATGGCGAAAGCAAAGCTTCTGGAGCAAGTATTGGGTATGGGCTTGGTTGGCGTTCATCATGGTGCTTCCTTTCATTTCCGACGCGGGTCCTAGTTGTTGGGGCTCATCAGGTCGCAAGCGAGTCTTCAGCCCCGGCTTCATTTTGCTCTGCGCCTTTGTGGCTGTGTTTGAGCTGTTAGCGCTGAACCACTTCTATGGGAAGCACGGGTAAATGGCAGATCTGATGGAAAAGCTCGACGGCCCCAGGACAGCCCAGCAGGAACTGTTCTACGACCTTGAAGATGCGACGGCGGTTATCGCCTGGTCGGTGGCAGAGCTAACCAATATCGCGGGACTCGCCAAATCGTCAGATGAAGCCATCGCCTTGATGAAGATGGGCGCGCTGCTCGCCGCCCAGCAGGAAAAGCTCAGCGGGTATGCGCATGAAGTGAAGGCGGGGGAGATTGTACGGGGGGAAGGCTTAGTAGGCTCGTCGTTTTACGTCTAGGAGTTTTATCGCGAGCTAGCAGCTGTTTTTACTGTGTATGCGCAAGTCAAATACCCAGTACCATTTTTTATCAACCCTTTTTAACGAGGGGTCTAGATTGGTTAGGAGTTCTTATGGACGATGACGAAAGAAAAATAGAGGAGATTTCTCCTGAGCTAACTGAGTTCCTGAGCGAGCCAATGACCCGGTTTGAAGTGATCAGCCTGCTACAACCACTGAGATCCGCTCTTTTATCGACATTTCACGGCTCGATGACAGCATTAGGTTTAATCGCGCTGCACGCCACTGACGAAGAAATAAAAGAAAAAGCGAAAAAAACCTTTAAGGAACTGGATGATGTATTCGAGGAAATCGACACATTTGATAATCGCCTTGGGAAGCTGCTGAAGGGAGACCCTAACTGGCCTCATGAAAACGGGGATACTGTCAATGAGTGACAAAGTAAGCTACCTTAAGGATGAGTATAAGCAACAGGCAGCCGAGCTCCACATCGCTGAAGACTCACCCAAAAAAGGTGGTGGCGGAGGGTCGGAGCCACCCGAAGGGAGTAAAATGGAAGCTCGCATAGCAGAAATTGAAAAATCTCTTCCCGAAATCAAAGAGAAATTAAATCTGATTTTGGTCAAGGTCGAGTCAATTGATAAGCACGTGGCAACCAAGGCGGATCTTGCGAATACAGAGCTGAGTATTCTCAAGTGGTGTGTTGCAACGGCAATAGCTATTACCGGTTTGGCTTGCGCCATCACATTCGGCCTAACCAAACTATTCGGCGCAACGTAAAAAGTGCACGAACACATACAAAGCCCGGCCCAGCGCCGGGCTTCTTGTTTCTGCCAGTCCACACTCGAGCTCCTCTGTTCGTCCCGATTTCAAGAACCCGTTTAAGCCCGCCCTCCGCAGTCGAATCCATCACGGCATATCTTGTTACAAGCATTCGCCCGCAGGCACCGCTCGTAGAGAACTACAAACCGTTACTCCAGTCTTAATTCTAGGCGTGCTTTAAACCGTGAGCGCCTGCTGACAACCCATAGAGGTTCACAAAATGAAAATCACACTACCCGCGCTATTTTTGGGTGCCCTCATTTCGCAAGGAGCACTAGCTGCAGGAGATGGAACAGCCGCTCTTGGAGGCGGCGTTGGTGGTGCACTTGGCAATATCGTAGGTCAGCAACTAGGCGGCTCAACGGGTGCGGCGGTAGGTGCAGGCGTAGGTGGTGCTGCAGGCAGTGCTGTCGGTGCTCAGAGAGGCAACAGAGCGGAAGCTGCATTAGGCGGCGGTATCGGCTCAGCTGGCGGCTCACTCATCGGTAACCGCCTCGGCGGCACAACTGGTTCGACTATCGGTGCAGGTCTCGGCGGCGCGGCGGGTGGCGCGCTAGGAAACAACCTGGCGGATGATGAGAGCGGTCATCGATCGGATGGTAAGAAGCACAGAGGCAACAACAAACATAAACACAAGAACAAGCATCGTTAGTCCCTGACGCTCCTACATCGAAGCCCGGCCAAGCGCCGGGCTTCTTGTATCTGGTGACCCCTACTCTGCTATGGTGGCGCCCTCTGATCGCAACGGAAGCTTCGAAGAATGGACTCATGGAAGACGCTGGCGATCGCCGTATTGGCATCGGTCAGCACTCAGGCCGTATCAGGTGACGACGTCAACCCTATCGCTGCCGCGATATTTATCACAATCTCCTCGCCAACCATTTTAATTGGATTAACCACATCTCTCACGACCGATCCGCCAAAAATCTTCAAGTCAGCCAAGACCGACGCTTTGGTATTCATCGGTTCGGACGGAGAGATTCGCAGTGCTGAGTTTGAGCAGGCGTCCAGGTACTATCGTTCGGCCTACAAATCACCTCATATGCCTGACATGCAACTGGCGCAGGCTATAGCGACCTCGTTCTGATGTCGACCTAGAGCTACCCGCAGTGCCGGCCCCCTAGTCTCCGCGCAGCAACCCGATCTGGTGGTGTGGCGCCCTACTCTGAATGCAATGGAAGCACCAAAAATGTACTCATGGAAGCTTGTAGCTGCAGCCCTCGTCGTATCGATCAGCGCTCATGCCTCTGAGGGGTCCGATGACTCCTATAACAACTCGATGCTATCAGTGCTAATGGCTCCAACCTACACCGTTGCGGGAACCACCGGGCTTACTATGCTTGCATCGAATAACTTCAAGCCTGCTAAAGCTGACGCGCTCGCATTCATTGGGTCGGAAGGTCAGATTCGCGGAGCCCAATTTGAACAGGCAGTTCGCTTTTATCGCACGACATACCTGCCGCCTCTAATGACCGATCGGCAGTTGGCACAGGCAATCGCCACTTCGTACTGAGCACGAGCATTCACGAACTTTTCACACTAGGGCGCCTATGGTTATCCCAGCTCCTAGTGAAACCCTTTAAGCCCGCTACCCCCCATCGCGGGCTTTTCTTTGCCTGCGATTTGGAGGGCCGAAACTCGCCCTCCCCAACTTACCCAACGACGGCTATACACGCCCACCGTCAAAATGACACGATAACGCCTCGCCTTCGTAAGTAGGAATATAGGATGTTCAGTCACGTAACGGTTGGGACAAACGATCTTGATAAGGCCTCTACCTTCTATGACGCGGTGCTGATCCCCCTGGGGCTCTGTCGTAGGCCTGTAACACCTGATGGCGGGCCACCTTCGGCATGCTGGATTAAGCCAAATAGCGTCCTCCCTCGCTTTTATGTGTACAGCCCTTATGACCGCAATGAAGCCGGAACAGGGAATGGCAGCATGGTGGCTTTCACCGCACCATCTCCAAATGCGGTGGACAGCGCCTATGCAGCTGGGCTTCTTGCGTGCGGATCTGATGAAGGTGAACCTGGCCAACGTCCCCACTATGGTGACGGTTACTACGGTGCGTACCTACGTGATCCAGATGGCAACAAGGTACATATCGCTCATCGTGGTGATTTGGACTTGGCGGGGTAGCCGCCGCTCACCGTATTCGCTTAAAGCCCGCCCACCGCGGGCTTTTCTTGTCAGTCAGAAAGGCGCCGCCTCTTCTTCTGGCTCAAACTCGACCTCCCCCCTTCCCGCCTTCTCATCCTCCTGCGGCTCCCACCTCACCGTCACGCTGCCGTCGTCATTGAGCGTCAACTCAAGCTCGTCGGTTTCGGCGATCACACCCAGCACCTCTTCCCACTCCCGATCTCCATCCGTGTCCAGGCGATGAATCGTCACCCAGCGCTGCGCCTGCGCCACGGGGTGGTTAATCATCGATGAGACGCGTAGCGCCAGCCGCTCCATGCCGCTTATTTCTTGCCGTGCTGCCGGTACCGCCTGCTTCTTTGCCATGAAATTCCCTCCCGGTAATTACTGTATGTACGTACAGTACAGACAGAATCATATCCCACGCTTCCCGAAAACGTAACCGAGAACTGCCGTGTTAATTCGCAAAACAAATCACATTTCGTGTTGACTGGATAAACACGATGCGTGACAGTTCACCCATCGCAGTGACACACAGCCACTGCGAGGCACTCAACAGACCCGCCGCTCTTTAACAACTCAGGCTCCTCGCCATCGACTACCCCAGGAATGCCCTGGTAAGTGCGAGCAACAAATAGTCGATGCCACGCCAGCTCTGGAACTGGCCGTACTCACCAGATGTGATTACGCGAAACCACGCAAGCCAGCCAGGAAGAACACCGGACACGAAATGTGTGACCTGGCAAAGAGAGGACTCAGGCGCCGTGCGTGGTGGAGAACGGGATTTTTCACTGATGCACCCAGCTGCAGTTCGGTCGGGTGCATTGGGAAAACAACCGGAGGAAGTGAGATGGCCTACTACAAGACGAGCGATGCCGGTGTTCTGGCGGCTTGGAAGGCGTACAGAGAAAGCGCGGATCGCTTGCAGGTGCTGGGCGAAGAGTTTGCCAAGCGCTTTGTAGGCGCCACTGCGCTGTTCCAGACCAGCATGCACAGCGGTCGTAACTTCTACGGCCTGAAGTTCAGCCCAGCAATGCCGCAGCCGCTTTGGACAAAGCCAGACCCAAAGGCTGATAGCTCGCAGTTCCCTCGGTCAAGTCTGCCGCCGGGCACCAAGGGTGAAGAGCGCAAAGCGTTGAAGCTTGAACTGGAAAAGCTTCAAGAGGAATTCAAGGCGCACAAGCCAAAGGATAAAGCTGACCTGCAGCCGTTTCTGGATGCTATGGGGCTTGGCGGCGGCGCACTGTTCTTCTCCAGCTACAAGCACGTTGTCACACCTGACTGCATCTACGTCAGCACGTCAGCCAAGCCGAATGGTGTGATGACCGAAATCCTCGGCAGCGAGTTCGAAGCCGCTGAAGCCGCGAATAACTGAACAACCAGCGCCATGACAGCCGGGAAAGACCGGCCCCCTTCCCCACCTCTATTACGTCAGCACTCCTCCCCCGCGCCCATCGGCAACCAGCGGGAGGCATGAGTGTTGACGAATACAGGTGAACAACCCGCCACCTTGGAGGTGACCATGCACCAAAGCATCCAATCACGCCGCGACATTGTCGATGGCTTGCGCAAACGCTCCCGTACCGCCACTGCCAACTTCTACCGGCTGATTGGGCGGCCGGAGCCCGTGGTCCACTTCAGGATGACGGTGAAGCCGGCGGGACGTGACTTCTTCCATGTGGTTGATACCCGGACCGACAAAGTCATGGGGTTCCGTCGCGATCACAACGATGCCTGCGCCCTGGCCCGCCGCCTTGAAGGGAGTGAATCATGATCGACTTTCTCGACACACCAGAGGGGCCTGACTGGCTCCACGATGCGATCAACTCGCTAATCTGCGGCGACAACGTCACGGCGCCTCGGGCGCATGGCAAGTTAGTCGCTCTGGTCACTCCGCAGTCGTTGTGGGAGGCGCTAGCCGAACACCTCGGCGCGCAAGAACATATTGCGCCTCTGCTCACCGACAATCGTGAATACCCTATCGAGCGAATGATCTGCACGATCATCGCCGACGGCCGCCGAGTACACGGGGCGGCCCATGATCTCGCCTGCGAGGCGCTGGGCCTGCCAAAAGGCAAGTACAGCCCTACCGCCCTCCACGATGTTGCCGAAGCGCTGATCAGGCCGCACGCCAACGAATACGGCCGGGCCCGCGCAGAAGAGATGGCGGCGGATCGCGCCGCCGACCTAGCTGAGCAGCGCAAGGCTGACGCAGCGTGACACCAGGTCAGCGCACTCGCTGATCGAATAACTCAATAACCAACACCTTCAATCGCTGCGAACATCGCGGCAAGGATTCCCCATGTCCGCAGTAATGAAGCAGGACGACAACACGCCTGCGATGTCGGAGGCCGCGCTCGTTGAAGTGCTGAGCAGCAGCCTCTACCCCGGCGCCGAAAAGAACTCAGTCGTGATGGTGTTGGCTTACTGCCAGGCCGCGCACTTGGACCCAATGTTGAAGCCGGTACACATCGTTCCTATCTGGAACTCGAAGATGAAAAAGATGCAGGACACAGTGATGCCTGGCATCGGCCTGTACCGCATCCAGGCGGCGCGCACCGGCCAGTACGCCGGAATCAGCGAACCAGAATATGGCCCCCCAGTGACTGCGAAGTTGAGCGGTGTAGAAGTCACGTATCCCGAATGGTGCCGCGTGACGGTCAAGCGGCAGATGAGCAACGGCCTGGTGGCCGAATACACAGCCAACGAGCGCTGGATCGAAAACTACGCAACAGCCAGCAAGGATACTGCGGCGCCCAATGCCATGTGGAAGCGTCGAGCATTTGCCCAGCTCGCAAAGTGCGCCGAAGCACAGGCCCTACGCAAAGCCTTCCCCGAAGTCGGGTCGGCGCCAACGGCCGACGAGATGGAAGGCAAGGCATTCGAAGAGCCGGCGCGCGATGTCAGCCCTCGGCAGCACGCCCATCCTGAGCCAGAAGCGCTACCCGCCTACTCCGACGACCTGCTGACAGAGAACATCGAGAAGTGGCAACCGCTGATCGACTCAAACCGCACCAGCCCCGAACACCTCATCGCGACCATCAGCAGCAAGTACACGCTGAGCCCGGCGCAGATTGAAAAAATCACCAACCTCAAAGCCCTCGATGGAGACGCAGCATGAAAATTCACAACGTAGCTCAAGGCTCCGCCGAGTGGCTTGCCCTCCGCGCCCAGTACCGCACCGCCTCCGAAGCCCCAGCGATGATGGGCGCCTCGAAGTACCAAACCCGCACCGACCTGCTTGCTGCCAAAAAGACCGGCATCACACCGGACGTCACACCCTCTCAGCAATTCATCTTCGATAAAGGCCACGCAACCGAAGCCAGCGCTCGCCCGCTGGCCGAAGCACTGATCGGCGAAGAGCTGTATCCGATCGTTGGCACCAAGGGCAACCTGCTAGCGTCCATGGACGGCGCCACGATGCTCGGTGAGACCCTGTTTGAGCACAAGCTGTGGAATGAGTCGGTCGTGGCTCAGGTAAAGGCCGGCGACCTGGCACCACACTACTACTGGCAGCTTGAGCAGCAACTGCTGGTGAGCGGCGCTGAGCGGGTCATCTTTGTTTGCTCGGACGGCACGCCGGAGAACTTCGTACACATGGAATACCGGCCGGTCGCCGGTCGCGCCGCCCAGTTGATCGAGGGTTGGAAACAGTTCGAAGCTGACCTGGCCAACTTCGAGATGGCCGACGCGCCTTCAATCGTAGTCGGCAAGGCGCCTGATGAGCTGCCAGCCCTGCGCATCGAGCTGACCGGCATGGTCACCGCCAGCAACCTGAAGGTGTTCGAAGACTCGGCGCTGGCTGTCATCGACTCGGTGAAAACCACACTCTCTACGGACCAGGACTTCGCCGACGCCAAGAAGGCGGTCAAGTGGTGTAGTGATGTCGAGGAGGCTGTCGCTGTCGCTAAGAAGCAGGCCCTGTCGCAGACTCAGAGCATCGACGAGCTGTTTTCGTCGCTGGATCGTATCGGTGCGCATGCTCGCGAGACCCGCCTGAAAGTCGACAAGCTGGTGAAGGCTCAAGAGTTGCTGGTGAAGACCACTATTAAGCAAAAGGCCGAGCTGGCACTTATAGAACACATCGCCGGGATCAACAGGGCCTTGGGCCAGGTGGCGCTGCCTAATGTGCAGGTCGACTTCGCCGGCGCCATGAAGAACAAGCGCACCATCGCCAGCCTTCAGGACGCTGTTGATACCGAGCTGGCCCGGGCGAAGATCGACGCAAGTCAGGCGGCGGATAGCATTCGCTTGAACCTGACCAGTCTGGCGGAGCTCGCTGTTGATCACTCCTTCCTGTTTAGCGATGTGCAGCAGTTGGTAACCAAAGCCAACGATGACCTGGTGACGCTGATCAAATTCCGAATCTCCGAACACCAGAAGGCGGAGCAACAAAAGGCCGACGCGAAGCGTATCGCCGAAGAGCAAGAAGCCCAGCGCCTGGCAGCTATCAAGCCAGAGCCAGTCGTGGATAAGGTGGCAACACCGGAGCCTGTCCGCGCCACACCGGTCCAGACTTCAGCACCCGTGACCCAGGCCGCAAAGCCAGTAACTACTCAAGCGGTCGAGCAGGTAGCGCTTCAGGCCAACGTGACGGACTTCGAGGCACTGGTGAAGGCCGTAGCAAATGGTCAGGCGCCGATCACGCTACTTTTGGTCAACTGGGAGGCTCTCGACGCAATGGTGGCGGCGCAGGGTTCAACCTTCAGCATGGCCGGGGTGACACTCGGCAAGGCGGCAGCATGATTAGCAACCACCTCAGCATGATCGAGGAACTGCGCCCTGCCTCGGATGAACTGGCGGCCCAGGTCGCCAAGTTTGTAGCCGCGGGCGGCGAAATCGAAGTGGCCGAGCCTCCCCCGCCACCGACGCCCGTCGTATATGTACCCGCGGAGCCGCCCGCGACAAAGCCGTTTGTTCGGCGGAAGGCTGGAGCAGATGCCTTACCCCTCGACAAGGACGACATCCGTACCAAGGCCCGCCTGAAGCTGGTAGAGCAGATACGCCAGCTAGGTATCACGCAGACCCAGACCGAAGTCGCCGCAGCCTTGGGCGTTAGTCGGCGGCTGATCTACAACCACGCCGCGCGGTACGACATCACGTTCAAGGCACCAACCCGCGGCGGTGCTCGAAACCTGGTGCACAACGCGGTTGATAAGGAGCGGGATGCGAAGTTCGCCGAGCGGATAAGGGCATTCATGGAGCTGGGCATCAGCCGGCGCCAGTGCTGCGGGAGGCTGGCAATCGGCAGTAAGGCCTTCGAACGCATCATCGCCACCCACGGTATCGACTACCCCAAAGCGCGCCAGGGCGGAACTTCATGCGCCGCATAGCCCGCATCCAGCAACGCAAACGTCAAACCTGGCCCGCACTGCCGGCCAGCGGAATAGAAGAGGTAGGCCATGGCCAAGGACAACGCGCAGATCCAGCGGGAAAAGCGCGCGAAAGAGAAAGCGCTGCTCGACAGGATCGGTGCCGAGAAGAGAACGCTGATAGTCTCGAAAGCGCTCGATGATGCACTTCAGGTGCTGGGCGAGCGACACGAATTTGAAGAGTGGCAGGAAACGCTATCGACGTTCCTGATCAACCTGGCGGCAGCGCCTGCCGCAGAATCTTCGCGCTTCGCCTCCATGTCGCGACCTGTTTTTGAAGTAACCGAAAAGCAGTCGCGACAGCTAGTGCAGTTTGCAAAGACCGGGAACGAAGCATGACCGATTTCACTTCCCCGCTTGCAAGCGGCGAAGCAACTCGAGCCCGTCATCGCCCGTTTTCAATTGCCAAGGCTCCACGATCAAGACAGTTTCGATGCCACCAGGAAGGCATTTGCAAAGATTAATGCAGAACTTATGAGTAGCTTTGAGCAGGCTCATAATATCGCCGTCTTTGATTGTGTGTGATACGGAAGACGCCCCAAACACAGTAGCTAAATCATTGTGCGCGATTAACTTGTTTCTATATGCCTTTATATTTAGGGCCTGATAACGACCCTTGAGCTCATCGAATTCAGAAAGCAAAGCCTCGTTGGCATATGTGCGGTACTTGTGTTCTAAAAAATCGAGAGACAAGTTCTCATTAGATCCAAGAGATTTCGAATCGAAAACCGCAGAAACTCGCGTCAATATACTAATGAACATGGATTTCTGGATAATGTTAAATACCGGAGTAATATTTCTATTCAAAATCTCCGTCGAAGCCGACAAGCAGTAAAGCTGCTCGTATAGCTGAACCTCCCTCCTGATGTCAGAGATGTATGAGTTGTAACGCGATAGTTGGGCTAGCGCTATTTTTAGATCAAACATTTCCATCTCCGATTACGGCTCCATGCCGGTCACCCGTAATACCCCAACCCAAACCAAATTGCCACCACCGGTCAACGAGGGCATCAATCGCATCGAAAGGATGTGATTTCTTTGGGCTACCCATATATCTTAAAATCAGCCAAAACTTTAGGCAGCGGAGATTTTTCCCAATACCAAGTGCAAAGGTTTTGAAAAAATATCTCGCGCAAATACTTCTACACCGTCAGCAGCGTGATGCCCTGCCATTAAAGACTCAAAATCACAAACGTCTCTCGCCAAGAGCCCAGTTGAGAACACAATAAAACTTATAAAAATGTCACCGCGACCAAAATTAAAAAGGCATTTAGCACTTACTACCACTTCACCGACACAGTTTGCTGGAGCAAAAACTCCGTCTACAACTGTCATTAGGCTGTTATCAGCGACAGTTATTTCGGAGGATCCTCTCCCGCCCGCACTTAGTTGGAATTCAGCAAGATGCGTGAGCAGGGCAAAACATAGAACAACTGCATTTTCATTCGCTCGTAACAGCGGTTCAGAGAAGGGAATTGCGTTTGATGACAAAACGCGCACGAGCTGATTTATAAGCTCCGCTGGGGAGAACGCCTCACCAATCACAAGGCGGCTCAACAAAAAAGATAAAATCTCAATCTCACGTTCATTTATAGCCCGATCTTTTGCAACACTGTAAACCTTAGGCACCACATCAACAAAGCCATCATTTAATATTTTTTGAATTGAGCTCCTTGAAACCCCCACCCCTCGCTTCAATTCTGCTTCACTAAACGACGCCAACTTATACTTCAATAACTTCAGCACATAGCATGGAAACGGCCTATCGAAATATAATTGTTTTTCTGCGGTAAATTCGTTTAAAAACTTAATTGCCAGGTAAATTGCATCAATTGAATCATTGATAATTCCTTTATCCCTTGCATTATTGTGCGCTACAAAATCTGCAGCCTCCCGGAACACCTCATTGCCTCTTGAATAAGCCCGCATTCGCATAAAGAGTGACTCAACTTCAAGCTCGTCAAAAGCCCCACTTTGAATTCGATCGACCGCTTTTTTTGCTTTTATTCTTTCCGCGCCTTTCATGCATCACCTTTTTTCGCCGCCCGTTTGAAAAACAAATACCCCATATCAACGAGTCACGCCAGCCAGCCTCTATAGCGCCAGTGGCTCCGAATACTCGCGGATCTCCTTTCGATAAGTCGCCAGATCAATTAACTGCCGCAAGCAAATGACGATCTCCAGTTTCTGCCTATCGTCTGGAAGACCAATCCACTTGAGCATCATTAGAGCGTCTTCCTCGATTGCTGCGAGTGCATCGATATCGCTTTGCAGTCTCATATAGGCCTCCTGCCTGGATGAGTTACTCAAATACCAATACTCCTAAAGTCAACATCACGCCAGCCGGCGAGGATCCCATATGCCCGATATCACCTATGGCTCTGCGTGGAGCCGCATTGAAGCCGCGACGCGCGGCCTAGTACCCTCTGGAAACGCGCTTGACCTGGTTCGCCGAGATTGAGCCATCATCTCGCTATTGCTTCATACCCCAGGGCAGGCGAGCATTCACCATCTGATGAATGCTGCTGCCCACAAGGAAGTTTCTTTGAAAATCCCCGCGGTCAAGAAAGAAAAGCTGGACCAAGCTCTAAAACAATTTGATGAAAAATTTCGCCACGCCCCCGAGTGGAAAGGCTGGACTGAAAACCAAGCGCATCGCTACGCAATCAGCGCGAACAGCACTTTATACCCTGCAAAAAAAATAGTTTCTTTGGCCACTGAAACCCCGGTAGGACTTTTCTCAGGTGGTCAGCCTACAAACGGATATTTGAAACGGCACGGGTTCACAATCGTTGAGCTGCAACGGTCAACTGATCCAGAAATAAGCTTTGTGGTGGGTCAGGTTTATGACCGGCAAACTGAGATTCACGATTTGTTCGGGGGCAGTCGCCAGAGTGGAATTGCCCCCTCAGCGCAGGCCGCAGCGGTATTCATTTTCACCGGCGACTCAGGTGGTCAGTACGGATACACCGATTCTCATAGCGAGGAGCAGGTTTTCAGCTACACAGGTGAAGGCCAGCTCGGTGATATGACCCTGACTAAAGGTAACCTGGCAATTCTCGAGCATTCGAAGCAGGGAAAAGCGCTGCATGTTTTCGAGATACTCGGCAAAAGTTTAGGCCAGAAGTACCTCGGCGAATACACGTGTGCGAGCCATGAATGGCGCCGCGGGCCTGACAAGCGCGGCAACGACAGGGCAATAGTTGTATTCAACCTCGTTCCAGAAGGGCTCGAATTAGCCTCCCACAATGACTCAGAAGAAAACGAAACCCTCGATCCAACTCTTTCACTTGTCGAAGCGAGAAGGCGTGCGTTAGCCGCGGCCGAAGTCGGATCCGCTGGAGAGAACGGATCAGCACGCAGAACAGTGTATCGCCGCAGCAGAACTATCTCCGAATACGTTTTGAGAAGGGCAGCCGGTATTTGCGAGAGCTGTGAGAGGCCGGCCCCCTTCATGAAGACAAACGGGTCGCCATATCTAGAGCCGCATCACGTCAATCGATTATCAGATGGCGGTCTAGATCATCCTCGTTACATAGGCGCTATCTGTCCGACCTGTCACCGCGAAATACACCATGGATTGCACGGCAGGGTAAAAAACGAAGAGTTAAAAGCGTACGTCGCGAGTATCGAGCCGAAGTCTTAAGGGATTCAAAATCAGCAGGACTGCAACAGCCTGCCGCCGATGGCCTCGCTGGCCAGGGCAAACGATCCATGGCGGACGGAACAACTCCAAGCGCGCGCGGCTTGATGATCAGCTTGAACCAGGCGGAATGCCGTCCTTGTTGAAGTCCTTCAAGCGTTCGCGCTCTTCCTCGGTAGAGTGCGCCGGGGTTTCTTGCTCGGGTTCTTTCTTTTTTTCTTCAGTCATTGCCATGTCCTCTGGGTGGTAGCTGTTTCGGCATCTGGAGGAATCAGCAGTTCAAATCAATCAACTCCACCGTTTGGGCATGGCCCGGCAAGGACTCCCCATGCCTACAGAAAACAAACTAGCTGATCCTTTCGGACCGCACGGCCGTACCTTTCACATTCACCTGAGCGTGCGCGGGGCAATTCGCGACTTCAGCAAGCGCCAGCTCAAAGGTATGTTCCGTGTGGATGGTCGTGATTGCACCGCCGACGAGGCGAAGGATCATTTCCTCGAAGCGCTAGCCCTCGGCAAGGAAGTACTGCCGTTCGGGCCGCCGTGTGAAGGCTTTGACTTCGCTGGCAAGGGCTGTCCCGGACACGACAACCCGCCGCAGGTTATGAATGCCCATGATCAGGTAACGAGGAAGGTTGTATGAGCGACTGGGCGAGGATGTGATCAGTGAACCAAGGCGTTGAGTTACTAGCCCAGAGGAAGGGAGTTGTTTAACTCGCAGCTAACTACTTCGGCCCACTGAATCACTGCCCACAGCTTGAAGGGCGCGCTCCAATGACTTGATAGAGCGCCAGCCGGCAATGCACCTCAACAACAAATATCTGAAATGCGTGCGCGACAGGTTATTTCTAGCACAACTCTCGATCTCGTCCAGGATCGATTTCAAATAAACCCCTTCCCCTTCAAAGTCAGCCGCTATAGCGGCAAGGATGAAGTCATGCCTGAAGAAAAAGTTGTGATGTACGAATCGCCGGAAGCCGCCAGCATTCAAACAGTGACCGGATGGGTAGGCGCCGACGGTCGCTTCTGGGGAAACGACGAGCATATGGCTCGTTGGTGCGGCTCCACTCATCGCCGCTGTGAGAAGAACCCAGATCACCCTATTTACGCAGTGCGCAGTTGGTGCGAGCAATGCCACCAAGAAAGCCGCCAAGCGAAGTTCGCGGCAATGCCGTTGAAGGAATGGGCAGGCGAGCCGCTGGTTATCTTCGATGGCGACCAGTACTTCTTCGATGAAGACAGTCTGCGCGACTACCTGATCGAAAGCGACATCGACCTGGCTGACCTGCAGCTCTGCATCTGCGAACCGAACATGCCACGAGAGATAGATCCTTCGGACGTATTTAGCGACGACCTACCGGAGGACGGCGAGATCCGCGACGAACAGTTGTTCGCTGCATTCGAGTTGCTGAACGAGATGATCCGCCAGTCGGAGCCACTTTCGTGGACTGGGGGCAAGTTCGCCGCATCTCTGCCGCAATCGCTCCTTGATGAAGTCGCGACTGCACGGGTGACGCCATGATCGCCACCCTCTGGTTCGCCTACGTCTTCATCTACAAGGGGCCGAGGCCATGAGTGAATACCAACTCTATCTCGGCGACTGCCTGGAGGTCATGAAGCAACTGCCAGACGCCAGCGTCGACATGGTGCTGGCCGATCTGCCCTACGGTTCAACGCAGTGCGCCTGGGACACCATCATCCCGCTCGAGCCGCTCTGGCGGGAGTACTTGCGGGTTGCCAGGCCGGAAGCCGCAATTGTGTTATGCGCGGCCCAGCCGTTTGCTTCGATGCTGGTGGCGAGCAACCCGAAGCTGTACCGGTACGAGTGGATCTGGGAGAAAGGCAACGCCACGGGCTTCCTTAACTCCAAGAAGCAACCGCTGCGGGCACATGAAAGCGCCCAAGTCTTCTACCGTAAACAGCCGGTGTACAACCCGCAGATGTCCACCGGACACGAACGCAAGACAGCGAAGCGCAAGACGGTGAACTCTGAGTGCTACGGCAAGGCCTTGGCCCTCACTGAATACGACTCGACGGAGCGGTTCCCGCGTTCGGTGCAGTTCTTCTCCAGCGACAAGCAGACCGGCAGCTTTCATCCGACGCAAAAGCCCGTGGCTTGGATGTCGTTCCTGATCAGCACCTATACCAAGCCCGGCCAGGTGGTCCTAGACAACAGCATGGGCAGCGGCACCACCGGTGTCGCTTGCATGCAGACGGGCCGGCAGTTCATCGGCATCGAGCGTGATCTCGACGAAGACGGCAATCGCCTCGGCTACTTCGATATCGCCCATCAACGAATCACCGACGCAATTACCAAGCGCGACGCACCGGTAACGCAAATCGATCTATTCGCCACAGCCTAACCCCCCCCCCTACATGCCTGCCGGTGAGCGGCGGGTGAGGTATTCGTATGCCTGCAAACTGTGAATACAGCATGGAAAAAAGTGATGCCTCGAACCTGGCGGGCATGGCTCAACTGAATCTGGAAGGTCGGCGCTCTGCGCTGGAGGTTTACCTGAAGATCCATGGCCAGCTCCGTTTGGTTGAGTTCACGGCGCAGCTGATCGGCATGGCCAATTCGGTCGCGGAGAACTGCGCGGAGATGAGCGACCAGGTGCTGATCGAGGAATGCGGCGTCCACCCCGACAAGTTCACCAGCGTGAACCTTCCAACACTCATCGGCGCATGCCAGGGCGTGATGATCGCCAGCAAGTTCGACCCGGCCGGTGCCTGTCACGGGTGCGCATATCGCTTGGGGTCGATTGCCAATCAGTCGCCCATCACCACTTGCGATGTGGAGTTCATGGCTCACCACCGAAAAGGGTTCATGTGTCATGTCCACCTGGGTGCAGAAGGCGAGCCCACAAAAGTGTGCGTCGGACACGCGAAAGCAGCAAAACCCTAACCCACCTTCTGCCGCCCAGCGCGGCGCGGAGCATCCAATGTCAGCAGCGGAACAACTCAACGATGGGATCACGGGCGACAAGGTGCCCGAGGTGCAGATGGCCGAGCTCCTCGGTACCACCCTCGCCGCCCTGCGCTCAAAGCGCGCCCGCAACCAAATCCCCCTCGGCGTCTGGAACAAGCAAGGCAGCCGCGTCATGTACAGCATCAGGAGATACTACGAATGGCTCGAAAGCCAATGGGTTTGCCCGCAGGAATGGACCTCCACCACGGATCGATCCGCATCCGCTTTATGTGGAACGGCAGCCGGCGCAGTGAAACGCTCCCCTATCCCCCGACACAGAAAGGAATCAAGTCTGCCTCACAGGTTGTTGATCAAGTAAAAGGACTGATTAAGCTGGGGCTGCTCGACGACGATAAGTACGCCGAGCTTTTCCCCAGTTCCAGCAACGTCGCTGGGGGGAAGATCAACTTCGGCGAGTATGCCCAGCTCTGGCTAGACAGTCGTGAGGTGGTCGGTGGAACGAAGGCGAACTACAAGGGTGCACTGAACCGGTACTGGATGCCCGGCCTGGCCCTGGTGCGAATCGACCTGATCACCACTACGCTGCTCCGCCGGGTAATGGCAGCCAGTGAGTGGAAGTCCCCCGGGGTAAAGCGCAATGCGATCTCAAAGCTGTCGACTATCCTGAACTCGGCAATGTCCGAAGAGCTTATCCCGAAGAACCCCGCGGCGATCCTGGAGTTACCCAAGCGCAGCAAGAAGGAAATTGACCCGTTCACTTTGGAAGAGGCAAACCTGATCATCGCCAAGATGTACGACCACGACCACTGGCCAAGCACGATTTATGCGGCATTTTTTGAGTTTGTGTTTTTTACAGGAATGCGCCTTTCCGAGGCCCTGGCAATGCGCTGGGATGCGGTAGACGAAGAGAAAAGGACGGCCCACGTCTGTCGTGGGATAGCCCTGGGGGAAGTGGTAGAGCGCACAAAAACGGGTGGAGACCGCTTTGTTTTGCTGAATGAACGCGCCATGCATGCGCTGAAATTCGCGAGGGAATACGCAGAGCGTCGGAAAAAAGGTAAAGGGAAGGTGCTGGAAACGCCTTTCATTTTCCCGCCGTCAAAGAACTCGGAGTACGTGAAACAGACATCTGACCTGCACAAGCAGTGGATTCCGACCCTGAAGGCTCTGAATATCCGTCGTCGGCCGCCATACAACTGTCGTCACACCTATGCGACAATATGCATTATGTCTGGCATGAACCCCGCCTTCATCTCCCAGCAGCTCGGCCATAGTGTGCAGATGCTGCTCTCGACTTATGCGCGTTGGATCAACTCAAGCTCGGACTGGAGCGAAATGCAAAAGCTCCAGATTGGTCCCAAATTGGTCCCAGTTCAAATAAGCGCACCCTAA